ATGTACGTTATTGCAGGTATGGCGATGGTTCAGGCTGTGCAAAGTATTTCAGTTCCGCATTTCACTGCCATTCCGCGCCAGAGCGCGTCATATAAGGCCTGGGCACTTCCCCGCCCTTACGTGATCCCGATGCGGTTGTTACGTAAAAAGTCACGTAATCGCTGTTAATCCCGCATGAAATCCGGCACCGGCATTTTTCACCCACGGCCGGTCATCGCACAAAAACTGTAATCTTTGAAATCTGTTTCACACATTTCAGTTAGCACCCGGCCGTCAAAGCCCCGGCACTGGCGCGGTCTGGCGATGTGTTTTGTACCACCGGAAAAACTGAAATCATTCTCAACACGAAAACCGCAGGCGGGTGCGGTGTAGCGCCGTTTTCGTCACTTCCTCCGTTATTTCGTCGCCAACAGACAGCCGCAGCGGCTTGCTGTGCCACTGAAACAAATGAGGTAATGGATGAACGGGGGCAGATATTAACGACGCTGAAAATGCGTCTGATGCGGTCTGAAAGTGGGGATAAAAAAGCCCGCATTATGCGGGCTGATCAAGAGAGAATCAGGCGATGATGTTCTGGTACCTGCTCCGGGTCTGCCCGGCCTTCGCTGCCGTCTGGTTGAATGCTCCGGCATTGGTCGGCGTACCAACACTGGGGTGCGAATGGCTCGCGCACTGCTGCGCCAGCTCTGCCAGTAAATCAATGGTGTCCAGCATCATGGTTAGCGTATTTACGCCCTCGCTACCGATATGCACGGTTGGCCCCATAATTTGCTGACCGCCCGCCGCCACAGATTTACGTAATGCGGCAATCTTTTCTGTCAGGGTTCCCCCCACATCAACATTCATGGCGCCGGCCACTTTCGTGGACAGCTGCCCGGCGATTTCGGTTTCTTCATTTCCTGTAATACTGGCCAGCCGGTTTCCTTTTACCGCCTGGCTGAAGTCGCCAGCACTGACCTGCTGTATGGCTCCGGCCATCAGCGTGGCGGTCCCCAGTACTGTGATTTTATCCGTGGCTTTCACCGTGGTTTCACGGCTGACCAGTTCTCGTCGTTCCGTGTCGGCTTTCACCGTCCGCGCCATCGATGTTTCACTGATGGTCTGATCCGTCTGGCGTACCCAGTCTCCTGCCTGTGTCACGCGTTGCGAGACTTCCGCTCGCTGCTGTTGCAGCTGTTCGCCGGGCTTAATGTCCGGCAGACTGGTGCCATCCGGCAGCGTCTGCCTGATAAAGGGCTTGTCCGGTCTGCCGCCCGTAAACGCCACTTCTACCAGCGTTCCTTCCGGTGGAAACTGGAACATTCCTGAATCGTTACCGGCCATTGGCACCGGCAGCGGTACGGCGGAATATACCGGCGTCTGGTTGTCCGGGTTGCCGTCCGCGTCAAGCAGCTGCACGTCAACAGCGTACCGTGGCCGGAACGGGTCGGCAAAATTACCGCTTTTTACGGCCTCGCTGGGTGCCACCACCCTGGCCAGTTTGGGCAGGTGAAGACCTGAAGCCAGTTCCGGGTAATGGCTTTCTATCTGGCGCTGCGCCGGTGTTTTCTGCAATGGCTGACCTGTGGCGCGGTTCCGTGGTGTCCACGTGATGGTCATTGTGTCATTAGTCAGATGAACTTTGGTCACGCGTTCCCCGTTCACGTCCACGCCCGGACGAAGACTCTGGATCACCGGCAATGTCATGGAATTACCGCCCGCCGTTCCCTGGCTGAACTCTGCCGGGATTTCCACCGGGCGTCCGGCAAACAGCGCCTTTTCTGCGCCGCCGACATACAACGAACCATCCGGCAATGGATACCAGATGTAATCCGTGATACTGAATGCCCTGCCCAGATTATTCAGCAGCTGGTATCCCGTCCCGTTATGGGTGAAATGGGGGATCGGTTTATCACTGTACGGCACATCCGGTACCGCAATGCTGATCCCGCTGTTTTCCTCCAGCCATCCGGCCACATCGCGCAGTGTTGGATGCTGGAATGAGCATGGCCACATCCGCTCAAATACGCCAGCCAGCTCGCGGACGAACAGACGCTGATAACCGTTTTCGGCAGGCTGTGAGCGCTCCACATAGCCGGTAAACCAGCGCAGAAGTAAACCGGAATACCCCACATCCAGCCGTACCAGTTTGCCTGTGTAGTCTGTGGTCGTCTGTGCCGTAATAAAGCCACGTCCACAGCTGTTCAGCTCCAGCACCAGACTGGCGTCAGCCAGGTGTATTTCATCCGTTGAAAGGTAAAGGCGTTTTACTGGTTTCATCATTAACCTAAAGCATCATTGACGGGCTTCAGCACCCTGCGTTCAAACCACGTCAGTTTTTCTTCATCCTCTCCGGCACTCTGGCCACCGGATTGTCCCGTACTGCTGGCCGTCTGTTTTTTTGCCGTTGTTTTACCGGTTGCCCTGGCTTCCCGCTTCTCCTGTACGCTGACATGTTCCGCCAGGGTGAACGTGACCAGCCAGGCCATTTTCCCGTCCTGCTGCGGTGCATCCAGCATTCCGCTGAAGGTGGCCTCACGAAAATTCACCGCTCTGGCCACCTCATGCGCAACGCGGTATTTCGTGCGTTTCCCGTCTGCATCGGTGGCGCTGGCCAGTTCAAAAATACGCTTCAGGATCTCCGGGTTTTTAAAGGGTATTTCGCCGCTGATACGCAGCTCTTTGCCCTTTGCCCCCTGCTCTGATTTAGTGGTCGCGCTGGTCTGACCGGACTGGTCTTTATCCTGAAACTGCTGGGAAACGGTCACGCGCATGTTTTTCAGCAGTATGGCCTCACCATTAAGCGCCAGTGTCGGGATCGACGTCATGAATCATGCTCCTTATTCCATCAAGATTTTTCCCGGCCAGCATGATTGCCGCAGTATAAACGGCTGAAGGCTGCGGAATGTCCTGTACCAGCGCCAGCAGGGTGGCGGCGGTGTCGCCACTGGCCGTAAATACCCATGCCCTGGCGCTTTTCCCCTGTAAATCAGCGAGGCCGCTGGCCACATCGTTAATCAGGCTGTCACGCAGTTGCGTAAACTCCCCCAGCTGTTGTTTCATCCCGACCAGGCTGAATCCGGCGCCAGCCGCTTTCTGCGCCTCACTGACAGCGGCAGCGGATAACGCTGCCCTGCTGGTCGGAACGGACAGCGGAATGGCAACCGGCAGTCCTGCCCCGGCTTTCGCGGGGATCTGCATTTTCTCAGTAGCCAGTGTCGCCGCAGACTCAGCCAGACGTCTGACCTGGGTGAATGCGGGCGCGGGGAAAACATCCACCAGGCTGTTAAGCCCCTTCATGAAGTTTTCATGGGTCTGTCCCGTTACCATCATGATCACCACATCGGTATTGCCTCCCGTTCCGGCCAGCCTTTCCGCCAGATAATGGATTGCGTTGACCGGACTCAGGTATGCCCCGTTATCTGTCTGTTGCCCCAGACCGTGAATCCACGGATGCGCCGGAACGACGGAACAATCCAGCGCAGCCAGTGAATCCGTAAAAGCCAGACGCGCTTCACGCCACATCCGGCACCTCCGGCCAGTCAGGGGAAGCTGTATCCACACGGTTAACCATTACGCTGTAGAGTTCCCATTTTTCCAGCCGTTTAATCTCCTCATCTGTGGCAATTTTTAGTTTTACTGCCCGCGCCAGTGGTGCAATGGCTGATTCAGCCTCAGCCAGGCGGCGAACTTTTTCAGCCTCCGCCTTTTTACGCAGCTCTTCCGGCGAATAAACCCGTTGAACGACTTTACCGTCTTTAAACTGCCAGCCGCCTGAAATATCAGCCCGGCGGTTTTCATCGCTGTCAGGAACTTCCGCCACGCTGAGATGGTACGGCCATAACCCCGAAACATCCCGCGTAATACAGGTGATGACGCCGTTGTCGTCGTAAGTAAACTTCAGCGTGTCGTCTGCAAACTGTTTCTGGCATTCGTACCAGTCCTGACCATCCTCTGATTTCAGATATGCCGCACCGGGAAATGCCGGTGATTCCGGTTTATAAGGTGTGAAGTGTTTTATATTCTGCATGGTTGTCCTCCTTACACGCTCGCCGCCGTTATCCATGTGCTGCCAACAAGATACTGAACCGGGCGGTAATAGACCTGGTCATCTCCTCCCTGCATTTCCCAGTCACCGTCAGTATGGAACCCTGTGACAACATTACCGCCTCCCAGTTGATAATCGCGCCATAAACCGCCGGAAAGCGCCTGCGGGCCAAGTCTGACCGCTTTGACCATATTCGAGTAGAGGTAGCCGCTCAACCAGGCGGTATTACCTCCACCCCACACAGTGCCTGATACGTCACCGTTACTGGCGTAGATGGCTCCACCTGCACGAAGTGTGTTGGCGGTGATATCTCCATTGACCGTAAAGACAATCGAACCATCAGGATTTCGCTGGCTGTACAGGTGCCACCCCTGGTCGTCGTCCAGTTCAATAACCGTTGGGCGGTTTCCTCCGTCGCCCCATAAATTGAACGTGGCAGTCAGTGCTGAGTTGTTATTGCTCTTCAGTGAAATCTTTTTTTCGCTACCTGCGCGTACTACCCCCGCAGCGAAAATATCTGCCAGCATATGCAACCCGGCATTGTCGATATAACCGACCCGGGCATTATTGGCATAAATACTCAGAACGCCGTCGCCATCCTGTTTAAACCCGGTATCGTTATCACCGAGCACAATCGAATTGCCACCCAGCGCATTGTCAGTACCAATGCCTAACGGGCCATTTAGTCGCCCACCGGTAACCGGCAATGCACCCACATCACCGGCAGTAGGTTTATTTACGGTGTTGTAATCACGTCGCCATCCCGGAGCATATCCATCACCGTGATTGATATAGGTAAACTGAGCGCTGGCAACCCCGCCACCTGACGTTGTGGTCGGCGTTGTCACCCGAATAGTCATCGCGCCACGCTTCCCCATAACCTCCACAACAGAACCAGCAAGACAGATATTGCCACAGCCGGTATCCGCTATAACTTTGTTAGTGGAATAACTCCATGACCCCTTACACATCCAGTAGGGATGATTAAATGCCCCCTGGTGCTCCAGCCAGGTAATAAACTCCGCTGTCGTCCAGGGATTACTGTCTCCACCAATGTCAATTTCTGAGCTGTAGGCCAGCGCCGCAGCTATACGACGCGCAAACAAAATCTTGTCAGGGATATCGCCGCCATTACTGTTTTTCGCCAGCCGCCCGTTCGCATTATCCATAGTCGCTTTAACCGCTTTCGGCGTTGCGGCCAGCGTCTCCGAATCGCTGTTCGTATCACTGCTTAACTGCACAAACCCTTTTTCGCGGGTTGTGGCGTCCGGATGATTACGGGATTGCGCATGTTTTCTCAGCGCATCGCTGGCCTGCTGCTCATTCAGCGTCCCTTTCGGGCGTAAATCCGTAATATTGCCGTTTTCATCAATACCCGCCACCGCAAACACATAATGCTGTATGCCGTTCTGCACATAATCCGCCAGGTTGTCAGCAACCGTAATACGGGACTGCACACCCCACACGCTGGTAAGCGTTCCTGTCCAGCATACATCCAGCCAGACTTTGACCGGCCTGGTTGTCACGGTAATATTCAGGTTTTCTGCAAGCGGTGTGCGCAGTCCTGCCACATAGCCGGTACCTTTGGTCACATAAAACTGATTCCCGCTTTTCCCGACCAGATAGCCGTCACCAAAAAACGCCGCCGCCCCGAAGATGTCGATATTTTCCAGGCGCTGGCGCTCGTCCATTCCGGCCATACGCGCGGTAAAGTCAATCTGCCAGGTCTCAGCAGGCGTATTAATTCCGGTTTCAGCCTGTGCGCCGTTATATTCCATCAGAAACGAGCGCGTAAGCACGTTACCCTGCTGTCCCTCCGCCGTTTTCAGCTTCTGCTGAACGGGAGCATGAACAATCATTGCCAGCGTACCGCTGGATTTATTAATCAGACCAATCCAGTTAAAGGAAAAATCCCCCACGTCCGCCCCCAGTACGACGGAATGTACCACGGCGTTGTCATTCACCACACCCTTACGGCTGACGGCCTGCCGGTGAACAATCTGTTCAGCCGGTGGCAGGGTTTCATTGCGGTCAACCGGCTGATCCGGATCAAGTCCCGGTACGTTAGCGAACACAAATTCATCCAGCAGGACAGGCTCCCCCGTGGCACCCTGTTGCGCTTTCCACTGCTCAAATGCCAGTGTAATTGTTGTCTGTGACATATAATCCCCTTATAACCCTGCGCTGTACGTCGCGCTGCTGGTTTCCGTACCGCTCAGTGCTGCCGGATAAACCACATATTCCCCCTGATCCCATCCCGCCCGGATAGTCAGCCGTTCGGACGTGATCACTTCAAACTGGTAACGGCGGCATGTCCGCCCGTACTGCCGGATAATCTGGATCATCAGCTGCGTGTTAGTCGCAATCTGGCTGTCCGTGACGCGAACCTGAATCACATCCCAGTCAATTCCCGGCTGACGCTCCATCAGTTCAACGTACCCGATCCCCAGCCGTTCAAAGATACTGATAAATCCCTCAACAGAACCGGCGTCACGCGCATTCACGAAGGCATACGCCACACGCCTGCGGAACAGTTCCAGCGGCTCCCCGTCAAAGCGGGAAATGTCCCGGTCATACGCCAGCAGGTTAAGTAACGCCGGTGTACAGGTCAGCGGATCAAACTGGTTCAGTGGCCACGTCACCCAGCCGTACACCTCCGCCCAGAATCGCCGCGCCGTTTGCAGCAGTTTTCGCGGCTCGCCCCTGTCCATCCAGGAGGGAAGTACCATTCCGGCCAGTTTTTTCATGAACTCATTCATTCTCAATACTCACCACAAGCGATTTCAGGCGCGGCACATTCAGCTCACTGGCAATGTCATCCAGCGAAAAATTCAGCGATTCCGTCACCGGAAAATTTTTATGGATTTCGCGCCCCAGCTGCGAGAAGGAGAACCGCGAATACGGCCACGTCCTTCTGACGTCATAGTCCGTATTCTCCCGGAAGGCGCACCGGATCAGGTTTTCAATACCGTCCTTCAGGCGCTTCTGTTCATCATCACTGATGTTGTTCAGGTTCCTGACCCAGACAGTGACCGCCAGATCGTGCAGGGTTTCCGGCATGGCATAACACTGCATATCGTCCCCGTGGCCGTGATGCCCCTGCGTGTTGATATAGTCATTCACGGCATCCACAAACGGCGCAGAAGCCACGCCGCTGTCCAGCAATAAATAGGCGTTGGCCGTTCCCGGTCCTCTCGGTGCTTCGTGCTCAAAGAAAATCCGGTCAATGCTCAGTCCGGCAACACCAGCAATCATCGACCGGTACACCGCGTCCGTGTGGTAGTTGCCCACCAGGTTAAACTGGTTACGGCAACGCTCACGCAGTTCATCATCGCTTTCCTCATCCGCGCCCGGTACGGTCAGCCAGTTCTCTTCACTGGCCACATGGCTGATGCCGTCCACGGCCACCGGCAGAATGCGGTAATATCCCGGCGCAAGGTTATATGCGCCGCCCGTTCCCGTTGCCTTTACCGGCAGCAGTGCGCTGGCGGTACCGGAGGCAATCACCACATCTTCCGTGATGGCCAGTTCATACACCCTGCCGTTAATACGTTCTGTCTGTATCACCGTTCCGGCCTTCACCGTCACCACGGCGCTGGCGTCTTCCTTGTAAAAACGGATAACGCCCTGTGCAGCGCTGGCGGGCTTCGGCGTGATATTCACCGCCCATGCCAGCAGCCGTAACATGCTTCCACTGGCCGTGGCCACAAACATATTTGCCAGTACGGTGGAGATCAGAACCGCCTTCAGCCACATCACCGGCGCGGTTACAATGGCCGTGACCAGTCGCCAGAACGGAGACATACGGGAGGTGTTCGTGATAATTCCCTCCTCCGTCGCAATGGCATTAAAGCGATCGCGAATCTCTGCTTCCGTCACCGGCATACCGCTGGCTTTCACCACCTCTTCAAAGTCAACCTGTGGCTTTTCCGTCATAAATCCACCTGTACCGATATTCCGCCGAAGTCATAAGTGCTGGCCGTGATCCACAACCGTGTCCGGCTTTCTTCACCGATTTCCACTGTTCCCGGAACGATACGTTCATCATCCTCAATCAGTAATTCCATACGGGTAAAAATATCTGCCCGCATGGTCGGGCTTCTCTCGGCAATTAATTCCGTCGCCAGACCGCTTTCAATAATGGAATGAATAATGTCCTGCCCGATACTTTTACGGTTATTACATAATTCAGGTTCATTACCGGTATTCAGGACAAAGTCATTTCCCTGAATTAATAAATCAACATACAGAATTTCATTCATACGCCCAGCTCCTGAAACTCCATTAACTGCCCCGGCGTTATCATTTCTTTTGGATAGATATTGACAGTATTAATTTTCCGGCTGTTATCCGTCACAGCCCCTGAGTTATTACTTATAGATTTATTAATACCACCTTTATCAATACCTTTTAATTCTCCACCAGTAGAAAGCGTATTTGTTGTCAGTGCCGACGGTGACTCGTTAGCCAGCGAAATATTGACACCGGGTATTTTATTCAGCTTTTCTACAATCCAGTTCCATGATTTCAGGAAGCTACCTTTAACGGACTGCCAGATATTATCAAACATGGATACAATACCACCGGCCATCCCGCTTAATGCCTGTGAAGGTGAAAATCCCGTCAGCAGATTAATAAAGCCGTTCCAGCCGTCCTTAATCCATTGCCATGCCGTCGAGAACACACCGGCAAGCCATTCGACAACGCCAGCCACAGCGGTAAACGCTGCCGTATTCATCACCGCCGCCTGTACATCGTCCCAGTGTTTAATCAGCAGATAACACCCTGCTGCCAGCAGGCCAATCGCACCAATAACCAGCAGAACCGGCCAGCTCATCAGATTTATGCCAATTCCGGCCATAATTGCCGCCATACGAACCGCAAGAAGCGTACCACGCAGAAATTTAAGCGTCAGATTCCATGCCGCTACAGCTTTTGAGGCAATCCAGACGGTGGCGGTGTATATCTTCGTGACTGAAGTCAGTGTCTTCCAGAAAGCAATCGCACCCAGCTTAATAAGTTTTGAGACGCCCAGAACGATGTTAGCTATTGCGCCGGCAGCAGCAAACCCCAACAACGCCATAGCCGCATAACCGATAACACGCGCAATGTTGGGAAACAACTGCATCCAGCGGGCAAAGGTCTGTCCCATATCAGCCAGGCGGTTCAGCACCGGATACAGAACGGGGATCAACGTCAGTCCAATGACGGTCTGAACAGACTTAAGGATCTGTACAAAGCGATCCCACGGTTTCACCAGTTTGCCGGCCATCTCCTGTGTACGCTTCAGCCCGTCAGAACCGCCCAGCTCAGTGATGTTACGTTGCAGTAAGGCCACATTGCCGTACAGGTGTTTCACCACCGCCGAACTGTCACCAAATGCCGCATCCAGCTCCGCCTGTGCTTTCAGGTTCCCTTCCAGACTTTTGCCATACTTGCCCTGTAACTTGATCAGCATTTCAGGCATGGACAGCATTTTGCCGGTGGCATCCGTAAAGGACAGCCCCAGCTTTTTACCGCCCTCAATGGCTCCGGTCATGAAGCCTTCGTAAGCGCTGCTGGCTTCCGTTCCCAGCGTGCGGTTAAGCTGCCCCAGTACGGCCAGCTGTTCATCCAGTCCGACGCCGTAGTTGGTACCAACGCCCCGCGCCCCTTCCATCAGGTCTTTGATAGTGCCCATTTCAGTACCGAAGACCTTGCGCATATACACCATTTTTCCGGCCAGCTGCTCAGCGAACTGAACCTTGCCCAGACGCTCCGCATCAGCGGAAAAGTTACCGAACATCTGCCCCATAAATTCCGCCGTTTCGGCAGATGTGGATCTCAGGGCAAATGCCAGGGTATTAGCAACTTTTGTCACTTTCGGCAGCTCATTACCGGCGAGGCCGGCAATGGAGGCATTAATATTTTCTGTGGACTTAACAAACTCCACCGCGCTGGCACCGTAGGTCATACTGAACCGCAGCGCATCACGCTGGACAGCCTTTAAAGCCTGATCATCAATCCCTTTTGCCGCAGCGTCATTCAGTGCGTCATACATCTCAATAGCCGGCGATAACGCCCCTTTGATGGCCATCCCTGTGCCGGCTAAAGCCAGCGCACCGCCCCCAATCTGCGTAAAGGCCGCTTTCGATTTTTCCGCAAAGCCTGTGACACTGCTCTGCACCTGCTTTAACGGGCGCGTCAGTTTATCAATCAGGCTTAATGTAAAATCTAACTGTTTCATCCTGAACCTTTAAATGCGGTGCTTATTCCGTTAGCAACCGCTATGCGCGTATTTTCCCAGTGGCGATTATCCAGCCAGATAGCGGCGGAAATATCATCCACGGAATCCTGACCGTGCGGTAAATAATGACGCCGTAAAATCAGATATTGTTCGAGTCCGTTCTGTTCAATTGACCGGACTCGCTTTGTCAGTTTTTTACTTCAATTTCCAGTTCTGGCGCATAAAGCTCATTGATTTTCCCTGCAAGTTGAAGCGCTGCCCCCGGACGCTTCAGAATATCTTCCAGCGCTTCTTTACACTCTGGTACAACAATACGCATAAGATAACTATGGGCTGGAGCCACTTTATTATCCATCGCCATTTCATTGATGAATTTATTATAAGCCGTCTGATTTGGTTCAAACGTAATTTCTTTCTTACATACAACCAGATTAATTTTTTCCATAAATAATATTCTCTCTTAAATTAATTTCATCAACCAGCGTGTTATGACGTGCAGCACACTGCCCGTATAACTCCAGATAAAGTGTCAGTAATTCCGCCGCATCTTTTCCCTGCGTGCCATTCAGGCGCGGCAGCTGCGTGGCACATTTAGTTTTCAGGTTTTCCTGATAACGTACGTTCGGTACTGGTGACGGCGTCGTTGTACATGCGGACAAAGTCATCAGACAGGCACACGTTAGTAAACACCGGTTTAACCACCTCCGTACGAATTTCACGCGGCGGCGCATTTTTCAAAGCCTCCAGTTGTTCTTCCAGTTTTCGCCCGGATTCACCGGCCACGCTCGCCAGCGTTTCCCCGGTAGCGCTGGCTGACCGGCTGATGGCCAGATCGATACTGTCACGCTGCCAGTTAGCCGCCTTCCAGCCTGCCCAGAAGGCCAGAACAACCGTCACAAGCCAGCCCGCCACCACACGCTCCATCAGCGAACCCCGTCATGTTCCAGACTGAAATGATTGCCGTCCGGCCTGGATTTGAAGCGCCCGCCCCAGCTGCCGCCCAGTGACTCCCAGTATTCGCCCAGCGGCAGGTAATCCTCTGTGCGGGTCTGGTACTGGCCGTTAATAAACAGGTTAAAATCCACCGCCAGACGCCGGGTATGCAGACTGTTGGTAATACCGCTACCCTTTTTAGCGTTCAGCGCCGCCTGTTCCGGCGTGCGGTAAGCCTCCCCGAACGTCAGCCGGTAGCCGTGTTCTTCTGCCCAGTGGATCAGATTTGCCACCATAATGGTAAACAACTGCTGTTTTTCACTCAGTGTCACTTTGTCACCCCCTTGCCCAAAATTCCGGCAAATCCACGTTTACGTAACCATGCTTCCACCACGTTTTGTCCCAGAATCCCCAGACCAGAACCAAATCCCAGCAATGCCAGCGGATGAATATTTGGTACAAAGTAAAGAGCAACGCCGGCAATAACAGATAACCCGGCTCCGACAATGACACGGCCGGCCACCAGACGAAGGGTAATCGGCTCGTCACTGTTAAGTAGTTTCCCCAGTGCAATCAGCCCCCCCATAACCACAAGGGCAATAAATCCCTTTTCATAGTCCTGCATCCCTGCTGCCCCTTATCCAACCAGGTTTTCCGTGGCCTCCGCTTCCAGATACGGAACGCCGTTGATGTTGACGAACTTCGGACTGGTCACGAAGTATTTAATTTTATGCGTGGACACGCTGCTGCCCTTCGGATCAACATCCAGTACACTATTGAGCTGGAGCTTATTACCGAAGGTTTCCACCTTCATTTCTTCGCTGCCGGCTTTGGCGTAAAAAAGGAAGTCCACAGGGGGAATGCCCCGCCATGAACCGGCTGAACGGGCTTTGGCCGTCAGTACCTGAAGCACTTTTGAACTGACTTCAATTTCACCCTCTGCGGCCACATCGCCGTCGACATAGCCGTCAGGTACACCGCGTGTCTGAGCTGCGGCGCTGTTGTCGGTGATATCCAGCGAAATCTTTTCAATATGGATCAGGTCGCCGTCCACGTAGACGTCAAAGGACATCCCTGAAATACGTTTGGTCATGCGCTGGCCTCCAGACTCGCATCCAGTAACAGACTGATGGTGATTTGCAGTGGTACTTCATACGTACGCACCACAATGTAGATATCCACCGCCTTTTTGTTCTTCCAGACAATGGTCACGTCACCGTCCTGCGGTGGCTTCACTTCGCCCGGAAATGACACACCGTTAATGCTGGCCGCCGTGGACATTTCGCGCAGTGGGCGGGCAAACAGCGTCTGGTGTGCCGCGATGCTGCCTGGCGTACTGTTCAGCGAACGATCGGCAATTTTACCGATAGCCAGCAGACGGACACGACGGGCGGCCTTGTCCACAATACGTAGCGTCTCAATGGACTGATAATCCCCCCCTTCCACATCCAGCGTACGTCCGTCAGCCCAGTAAAAGCCGTCATAATCCGGATACCACATCGGCACGCTGTAGCGCTGCGCTTCCAGCGCTTTAAGGGTGGCCAGCTCCAGTGTTTTCCCGGTGCCATCTTCCGGCAGTTCATCGCTGCCCAGATTCAGTAACGGCCCGGTTTTCACCCTCGCCGGACTGTCAGCAACCGTCACCGCCCGGTTACACAGGCGACCGGCCAGCACGCCCGGTTCATTCCCCCACAGACGCGGAACCAGCTGAACCGCTTTCTCTGCAATACCCTGCTGAAGGGTGGACAGACGTTTCAGATAATCCGCCTGGGCTTCATCCTCCTGCATTCCCTGAACCGCCAGGATGAACCACACCCAGCGCCCGTATTGCGCAATCAGTTCAGATCGCAGCGTTGCCGCCTGGTTAATCTGTTCTTTTGCCGCCACATCATCCGACAGCACCACGCCTTCCACCGAGCAGGAAACCTGTGCAGCTTTGACGGCATCCACCCACGCGCCCGGCTCACTGTCTGCGGCCAGTACATGAACAAATCCCCACCAGTTCTGGCCGGCGTTCGCCAGTGCAGCCAGTACATCACTTTTTAACGGACTGTTTCCCTCACCCAGTAGCGCGTTAAAGTCACTCTGTGCATTAACAGCCAGAGTTTTTCCCACATTTTTGGTACCCGTACCGATAAACAGCAACGTGCGTTCCACCTCTTTGGTTTCACCCAGTAACTGGTTTACCTGGTTAACGGTTACGATTGGCCAGGTCATGCTCTCCCCCTGATATCCTGCGCGTTAACATCCCAGCCGAACCCGATAGCCTGAAGCTGTCGTGCCAGCGCTCTGTTAAAATCATCCTGACCTATCCCCAGAAACGCCCTGGCAGGTAAATCAATCTGCCAGGATGTTTTGACCGGTTTATCCTCCAGTATCCGGATAAGCAAACCTGCCTGTCTGGCGGTCATTTTTTCCTGTATTTCCTTATAACCGGGCTTACGCCAGCGCTTGCCGCGCCTGACTTTATACCCGGCCTTACGCAGACGTTTCGCCTGTCGCAGTGATGCAGGTTTATCCCCCTGCTCACGGCCTTCCACCTGCCTGCGGTTGACGGTTACGCTCATGCCATTCTGCTGGACATAACCCACCACGCCGGCAGGCAGATTTCCCTTCGCATTCCGGTAATGGCCACCGGCCAGATACAACCTGACGGAATCCGTTTCCGGCATTTCACGGATGCGGATAAGTTTCGGCATATTGCGCAACATCTTGCCTTTACGCCGGGTCTGTCTCCCCTGCCACTTATCCCCCTCCGGTGACTGCTGGTTGCGCACATTGCGCTTTGCTGCGGCTTCCACGCCGTATTTCGCCATGCGCCACAACAGCCGGCGACGTCTGGCAGGAGGCAAATCCAGCTTTTTCAGCGCCTCCTGTAGCTGGCGGAACTGTTCCTGGTTCAGTTCGCCATTTATCATCCCTCCCCCTCATTGACGGGGATCACCGTCACCTCATCCGCCGTCCAGACTTCGGGGTTTGCCAGCTTCCAGCGCTGGCCATCAAACGGGATCTGACCTTTGGGATCGGGGATCAGATTCAGTTCCTCCACCATTGGCAGCGTCACCACCATAATGGCGGTTTCCTGGTCGATGGTTTCGATATCAAATTCCGGTAATTCGGCATCAATGCCGGTTTCCTCAAAGAGCGCCCGCTCATCCTGACAAAGCCACGACATAAATAACGCCATCAGAATTTTGGGATCGTACTCACGGTAGGGATAACGCTCCCACGTCAGCACGGCGTTATAACGAATGATGGCAATGCGATACTGCCCCAGCCCGGTGTCACGCTGTGCCGGGATGAATGCGATTTCATCCATCTGGCTGTCAAATCCCTGCATTGCCCGTCTGGGCATGTTCGCAATGAGAAAATCCGTTAATTCGGTAAGCTGGCTCATATCATGGCCACCGTGATGCGTTTCAGCCCTTTGATACGCCGTACCGCCAGCGTGGATTCCGCTATCAGACTGGAGCGGGTTTCATCGCTTTCCTGCCCGGGATGGCTTTCACGGCGCCCAACAGACGCAAATTCGCCCATCAGGTCAGCTTTGGCGCGGGCAAAAACAGCCTTGCGGTAACGGGCGCACAACAGATTTTCACCGTCAATCTCAACGCCCGGAACGTCCGCCGCGCTTGCATGGCCACTGAGGCGACAATCCGCCACTACCCTGACCAGATCATCATTGATTTCACCGGCTGCGGTCAGCAGCGCCTGACGGATGGTGGCTGCGTCGATATCGGCAGGAATAGCACGCTGGGACTGAAAATCCTTCACGCTCAGGTCTGGCCAGAAGCCATCATTCGTCAGAATGGCATCATCAAAATCAATTGCAGTTCCGCTGAACATCCTGTTCCTCCGGAAAAAAGCGGGCTGGCCGGTTTCCACGGGCGATACGCTGATGCGCTCCCCTCCACCGCGCCCGCTTTCGGGTCGGTAGCCTGTGATTACTTATCCAGCGCCCGCAGACGTGCAGCAATGCGCTGCAACATCGTGCCGACACCACATTTAGGGTCGAATCCCTTCGCCTGCTCCAGCAAATCCTTCGCCCGGAGCAATACATCCCTGTCTTCCGTTGCCGCTGCGCGTGGCTCTCCGTTCTCATCGCGTAGCAGGTGCAGACCGGCAAATTTCACATATTTGGCCTTGATGACCTCATACACATTCCAGTGCTGCATAACGTTTCCCAGCGTGCGGCTGAAATACGGCTCCACATCCTGCCCCTGTGCGGCTTCCGTCTCCGCCCAGGCCAGTACCGTATCGGCCACAAACACCGGGAACGCACTGCCGAACGCGGCCGGGGTTTCCTGCCCCCGTTCGATGGCCACATCCGCCCAGTCCAGCGCCTGATCGAACTGGCCGGTATCAAACAGCCAGATGACACACCAGGCAAAAACGGGATTCTGATGCATGCTGTCACTTTCCAGCCAGGTTTGTGCGGTCGGCATCCAGCGGGGCAACAGCACATCACGCTTGAACTCCATGCGCTCCGCACGGTTGCTAATCGCTGCGGCCGCTGCCACATCCTTTTCCAGTGCCGCAATCTGGACGTGCAGACTGGTTTCACTGTCGAGAGATTGTTGCTGACGCAGCAGCCGTTCTGCTGCAATACGCGCGCTGTGTCGCTGTGCCGGTGACAACTGCATTATTTCCCCCGTTATGCGCCTGCTGACGGTGCAGCCGTTGCCCCAATCGTTACCGCGCTTTCGTCAAATGCGGCATACAGTTCCGGATATTCCACGGCATAGCCTTCATTACGCAGGTATTTGTTTTCATACTGCTTGCGATCTTCCACAAACTCCGCTTTACGCTGACGCGTACCGCGCTGGGTGTAGATATGCAGGTTAGGCAGTGTGGTAACAATCATGCGCTTGCCCGGCATAAACGGCGGAACATAAGCCGTACGGCCGGCGATACTGTCAGACAGCAGCTGTGCCGCAATCTTTTCAGTGGGTTTATCAGCTTTCTGATACAGACGGAACGACTCCGCCGCCACCAGGTCAGCACCTACCAGAACCACCAGACGCGGATCATTACGGTACTGTGCCGGAATTTTGGCATTGATAAGATCGGATGCCATCGCATCCAGCGACACGTAATCACCTTTACCGTCACCGTCCAGCACAACCTTATCAGTGATGATCTGCTGGCCGTCCTTCCACTCTTTAACAATTTGATGCCAGCCCTTGTTCACATCCTCGCCGTTCGGGTTGGTTTCCGCATTTGTGGTTTCTGCCACTTTGGTACCATTAAACCCGATACGCAGCATATCCAGCGCAAACGCCTGATTGGTGAACTCCTGGACACGCTGGAAAAACTCGTTTTCATCGCCGGCATTCGCCCAGACAGAAAGCAACTGCCAGGTCAGTGCGGCACACGAATCGGTTTCGACCAGCCTGTAATCATTCCCGCTGACGCCCACTTTTTTACGGAAACGGCCATCCAGCACACGCCCGGTATACAGGCCAGAACTGCCAACCGGAACCACCTGCCCCTGTAACTGATCCACATCAGCAACCGTCAACAGATTCAGGAAAGATGACTCCTCCAGCAGCGCATTACGCATCTGGGTTTCTTTCGGATCTGACAGCGCAAACCAGCGGTCGCCATCGGTCGCACCGTAGGATTCACGCAGACCATTGTGGTACTGGCGCAGAAACTCACGGGCTTTCGCATTTAATTGCATATTCTTTTTCCTTAAAGAAAAGTTGTGTTATCCCTTACAGGAAATTAAAGCCTTTTTTGCCCTTGCTGAATTTTTTATCCGGCAACTGGGTAACTTTGCTGTTCAGCTTGCTGAAGTTTTTCACCAGTTCCGGCAGATTGCCCACCAGGCGCGCAAAATCTTCGGTATCCACCACTTCCTTAACGGTGTCCACATCTTCCTGGACATCAGATACCGCTTCTTCCGCCTCACCCAAACGGGTTTCAATGGCAGATACACGCTTATCAATCGCATCCAGCGCTTCAGCGAGCGCCTGTAAAGCATCAGGCTGTGATGTTTCCTGCTCCGCGGTCGCTTCTGGTTCTTCAATACTGAAAAAATGGCGCCAGCCTTTTTTCGCTTTAGACATTCCCTTTTCCTTTTTAAATTCCCTGACTTCATCAAACGCCAGCGGCTTATACGGGCCGATGCGTTTTCCTTTGGTGCGGCTGAAACGTAGCCGTGTGGTGCTCACTCCTGCCGGGCTGTCAGTGACTGCCAGCCCTTCCAGATAGGTTTTACCGGTGTTCCGGAAATTACCGTCCGGTGTGAATTCCGGCGACAAAAATAAAAGTTGCCCGTTGGCGTTCGCCTGAAGTAACGAAATACCAGGACATAAACGAGCATATAAACGCAAAATACCTTCATCATCACGTTCAGCTTTTAATTCCAGCACCTCCCCCATATTCCCGAAATTACGGGAATGCTCCGGCCATAACAGCGCGGTATATAAATTGGGGTCATATAATTCTGCGGCATCAAGTAACCATTGTTCCTCAATGGTTCGCTTATCCACCGTTTCACCCGCAGTGGCGATACAAATCCAGTTTGTTGCCAGTTGTGAACCTGACATATTGCCTCCGTTCATTCTGCGAATTTCAGTATTAACAATAAAAGGCACTTACGCATTCCAATTTTTTCGGAGAAATTCGGTTATGTCGCTTATCCGTATATCCACGAAATTATTTTCAAAAAAGAAAACCAAATTGCTGAATAATTCATACATACCACTGCTTCCGGATTTAACCGAAAAGACAGTACTGACATAAAGGCAAGGAAGCCAATGGCGAAATACAGTGAAGAATTAAAAGGCGTTGCACGGGCACTCTATTTAAAACGATATACTCCGCAGGAAATTGCCGGTGAACTTAATCTGCCTAACAGACGTATCGTCTATTACTGGGCGGAGAAATATTGCTGGGCGGAATTACTCAGTCATGAATCAACAGAAGACGCATTAAACCGCCGTATTCAGTCACTGACATTACGTGAAGGGAAATCGGAACTGGAGCTGCGGGAGCTGGACAGCCTCGTGTCTCACCTGGTGAAACTCCGTGCACAGCATAATAAGCATCAGGAAAAGCTGGCAGAAATTAAACACAGTGAAAGTGATGCGCCGGCGTCCCGCCAGTCCTGTGGCGACGAAAAGCCCCGGAAACGCGGCAAATACAAAAAGAACGATATCAGCCATCTAACCCAGGAGGATTTTGACCGTTTCGCGCTGGAGCACCTTTTCGGCTACCAGAAACACCTTCGCGACAATCTTCATCAGCAAATCAGGAACATCCTGAAAAGCCGCCAGATTGGCGCAACCTGGTATTTCTCAATAGAAGCGTTTGAGAATGCGGTTATGACAGGTGATCCACAAATCTTCCTGTCCGCCTCAAAAGCCCAGGCTGAAGTATTCCGCAGCTATATCGTCAACATTGCGGAGCAGTATTTCGGCGTGGAGCTGACCGGCAACACCATCCGTTTGTCCAACGGCGCGGAGCTGCGCTTCCTGTCAACCAACAAGAACACCGCCCAGTCATACAGTGGCCATCTGTACTGTGATGAATATTTCTGGGTACCCAACTTTGCAAAATTAAACGAAGTGGCCAGCGCAATGGCCACACACGACAAATGGCGCACCACTTACTTTTCCACACCCAGCAGCAAAACACACCAGGCGTACCCGTTCTGGACAGGCGAAGAGTGGAAGCGCGGCGACAAAAAACGCGCACGCGTGGCGTTCCCAACAGAGAAGGAGCTGCGTGACGGCGGGCGGTTATGTCCTGATGGCCAGTGGCGCTACATCATCACGCTGGAAGACGCGATCGCAGGCGGGTTTAACCTGGCCAGCATCGATAAGCTGCGCAACCGCTACAACCGCGACACCTTCAACATGCTGTACATGTGCGTGTTCGTGGACAGCAAGGACAGCGTATTTTCGTTCTCCCACGTCGAACGTTGCTGTGTTGATCCGGATATCTGGGAGGATCATGACGAAAACCTGCCACGACCATTCGGCAATCGTGAAGTGTGGGCAGGCTATGACCCTGCACGCAGCGGGGACACATCCACCTTCGTGATTATCGCGCCGCCGATCGTGGCTGGCGAAAAATTTCGCGTGCTGCGCGTATTCCACTGGCAGGGAATGAACTGGAAATGGCAGGCGGCACAAATTAAGAAGCTGTCTGGTCAGTACAACATGACCTACATCGGCATTGATATTACCGGTCTGGGGAGTGGTGTCTTTGAGGATGTGCAGCATTTTGCCATGCGTCAGGCGGTGGCTATCCGCTACGGCGTGGAAACGAAAAACCGCCTGGTGATGAAGATGATTGACGTTATCGAAGACAACCGCGTGGAATGGGATAAGGAGAAGACGGAAATCGCCGCCAGCTTTATGACCATCCGCAGAACATCCACGGCCAGCGGTAACGCCATGACGTTTGTTGCCGACCGTACAACTGAAACCGGCCACGCTGACAGCTTCTGGGCTATCGCCCATGCCATTGACAACGAACCATTAAACTTTGAAAACCAGCGAAAATCACGCTGGGGCAACTTAGGGAAAGCAGCATGAAAAAACGGAAATACAGGGAACGCCGCACCGTTACCAGACAGCGCCATATGAGCCTTATCACGCTGGGTAAGCCAGAACCCATTCTGACAACCGGCACGAACTATACAGACGTCTGGTATGACAATGAGGCGGAACACTGGACGCTCCCGATTGACCGGCTGGCGCTGGCGCAACTGGTAAACCTGAACGCGCAGCACGGTGGCGTGCTGTATGCCCGCCGCAATATGGTGACAGCAAATTATGATGGCGGTGGCCTGACGCATGAGCAACTGGGCGCGGCCGTGTTTGACTGGCTGACGTTCGGTGATGTGGCCATTCTCAAGGTACGTAACGGCTGGGGGGATGTAATCGCACTTTACCCGCTGCCGGCACTCTATACCCGCCAGCGTAAGACCGGGGAATTTGTTGTACTACAGCAGGGTGAACCGGTAATTTATCCGCCTGAAGATATTATTTTTCTCAGGCAGTACGACCCGCAACAGGCCATTTATGGTCTTCCGGATTACATCAGCGGCATCCACTCCGCCATGCTCAACGGTGAAGCCACGATTTTTCGCCGGCGTTACTACCATAACGGTGGTCACACGGGCGGCATGATTTATTGCAACGACCCGAATATGACCGACGAAGTGGAAGAAGAAATCATTCAGAAGCTGGAGCAGTCGAAGGGGATCGGGAACTTCAGCACCATGTTTGTGAACATCCCCAAAGGCGATCCGGATGGCATTAAATTTATCCCGATTGGCGATATCAGCGCCAAAGATGAGTTTCAGAACATCAAAAGCATCAGCGCCCAGGACGTGCTGACCGCGCATCGTTTTCCGGCAGGTCTGGCAGGGATTATCCCCACCAACGGAGCTATAATGGGCGATATTGAGAAAGCGGCTAAAACATACCGTAAAGCGGAGATTTTACCCATTCAGCGTATGTTCAGCGCCGCAGTGGCGCAGGAAAGTGATGTACCGCCCCACCTGTATCTTAATTTCCTGAAAGACAGTGAGCTGGAAGGTGATTAATGTCCAGAAAAAGGCTAAAATATCAGCGTTTTCAGATTAACGGAGCGAGGGATATGCGGGTACTGAAAGTAAAATGTCCGGAGTGCGGGGCAAAAGCGGTTATCAGAAAAACCAATCCCAAACACCCCCATATTTCAGATATTTACTGCGCCTGTACGGATGTGGAGTGCGGACATACATTTGTACTCAATCTGACATTCTCCCACACACTCAGCCCCAGTGCGAAGACAGGCGATATGATGTTACAGACCATCATTAATTCATTCTCACCAGAACAGAAGCAAATGACGCTGGATTTATTAAAAGCCAGTCTGGCCGCATAACACATGGCACCGCACACGGTGCCTTTTTTATTTCTCTCGACCAAATATCCAGCACCGGAAGGTCTCAGGCATTCTGGACATATCCCCTTTACCGCGATTATGACGCTCACTTACTGCGCTGCGTGTGGTTCCCTGCCTGATGAAACGGCGTTCATTACCGTTTTTAAGCAGCTTTTTGATTTCCGTTAAGGTAAAAGGTATGCGCTGCCGGTGTGCAGCGGCGACTTCCTCCATGTGGTTAAAATTAACCGCTATTTCATTCTCATCAGACGAATGATTGATGCCATAAGGTGCCAGTTCATCCAGGTAATCAAACAACTCCCAGAACTCCTGAACCATAGGATGATCCTTTTTAAGTGCCTGGCAGCGTTCCACGGCCAGTGCAGTGATAGCCGCACGGGTTTTTTCTATGCGCTCAACCGGCAACGGTACAACAATCGCGAGCGCATCCAGCAGACCAGCCAGCTGCGCGTGATTTTTTGCAATACGAATATGGCGAATATCCGCATCTGACTCCAGTTCATTACGGGCGCGTTCGTAACTCCTGCTGAACGTATCCATAATTTCTTTTTCACGCATGGCCGCCAGTAACGTGAATCCGGACACCCGACTGACAGGGATTTGTTCAAGCCGCTCTGCGGCATGTCGCGTCTGAATGGACTGGCCACGTTTGTCAGTGTAGATATGGATAATACGCTCCAGAAACGCCTTACTGCCGTCTGTATCTGCGTTCTGTGCGATAACAATACTTCCCCTGAATGGCGGTTCATATGTCTCGTTATTGTTGGATTTGATGCCTACTGCGCGGGATGCCCGACCATTATACAGTGATTTCAGTTCATCCCAGTCAAAAGCACGCTGTTTCGCGTTGTCCGTGGTGCGATCACCTTCAATTAGCACCACCGGCAGGTTACTTACCTGAGCAAAGTTACGCCCGCGCGCTGCGGCCGTCGATTTAGATGGATCAAAACCTTCATATTCTTCACGGCCAGCGAGTTTCCAAAGGAACTCAATAAGCGTTGATTTACCCGTTCCGGGTTCGCCGACAATCTCCAGAAACGGAAATGACTTGTCACGTTCGCGGATTTGTTCAGCAAAGAGTGACCCCAGCCAGAACGCCAGCGCCACATATCCTTTTTCACCGAACGCCGTCCAGATATCGTCAATCCAGCCTGTGGTAAATTCATTCAGCTTTGGATTCAGATCCAGTACAGGCGTAAGACTCAGGCTTTTTACGCTTGCATGGTTAATTTCGAAATAATCCTCGTCATTCATTTCATACAGCCGGCCATCGCAAACGGCCACACGATTAAACAACCACGCTGAATAGTCCTTGTTGTAACCAATAAAATTCTGCGTTTTAACCTCTTTGATTTCGGGAAGACGCATCTGAATAAACTTATCCAGCTGTTTGGTACTCCCGGTATACACAGCCCCTTTGGCAATATGCAGCAACCGCTTTTTAAACTCGGCGGAGCTGGTAAGCTGATTTGCTGTGAAGGTGTCTTTCACAGCCGGTCTGTCTGGCATATTCACCTTCACATAATACCAGGACTCATCCGTAGGTTCAGAACGCTGGAAATACAGGGGAGTCAGCCAGCAGTTGGCAATTTCCGTGACACATCCGGACTCTTTAACAGCTTTTTCTCTGGCCTCCCATTCCTGTATGACTTCGGTTCCGGTATTGGTAATACGATCCAGTGCGCGTGTGTACCGGTCAAGATCCAGCTCAAACCAGTACATACGTGAGCCATACTCAAAATAAAACGAATGCCATTCATTATGTTGATGCATAAGAAGGGCTTTTTCAGTCGGGCTTTTCGCCAGCAGGAGATCGCCATAATAGCGGTAATTTTTTATGTCTGATTTACTGAAACGGTCACGTAGCAGCAAATCATTCCAGTCCAGGCAAGACGATGATTTCACCGGCTGCGCGGCGCGCGTTTTCCAGCCGGCGACATCACTGCGCGCAGCAAAAGCCAGTGTGTGTTTTGTACCGGCCTTATCACCATCAAACGCCCATACAAGGCGCGGGCGTGGTTTTTCACCCAATTCTTTGGCCAGTGTATCCAGCGCGGCCAGCGGATAATTATTGCTGCTCAGTGTTGCCACCGCAGGTAAGCCAGCCTGACAAAGACTCAGTGCATTGAAAATGCCCTCGGTGATCCAGATTTCGTTCACTTCCAGCAGGTTAATAAAAGGCGGTACCCACCAGTGACCAACATAGCTTCCTTTGATATTCGCTTTTTGTTTTCCGAAGCGCTGCGGCTGGTCAATGATACGCTCCCACATGGCACCACATGACAACTTAAACCGGACAGTGGCAGATCCCATACCATCCTTCACAAATGCGCCCTGGGTAAAACTGCCTTTCAGTGGTTCCGTATTCAGCCCTCTGGCCTCACGCAGATAGGCTTCTGCCGCCGCATGTGGGGTTTCGGGCGTGTCCTGATAACGCTTAGACCAGTCTTCAAAAATATCCGAATACAGCTCTTTAACAACGACCTGATGACCGCAGTTATTTTCGCGGCCACATTTCAGAATCCAGGGTTTCTCAATACTGGTAAATAACTCACGTTTATGACAGGCAGGGCATATGCCCTGCTGCAAATATTTATCTTTTTCTTTAAATTCAAAGTCACGGACAAGGCGGCGCACAACGTCCCGTTGTATCGTAGCGTTCATATATAATCCAGATATGAATAGTGGAAGAAAGGCAAAAATTATATTTTATACTGTTTGTTATATCGCTCGTGCGTCATTAATTCCCAGTTCCTGCCCTTATCCTTACTAAGCAGACGCCAGCGATAGGAGACATGAACAGAAAAATAATGATTCGGCTTAATAACCTGATAAACCTTTTTGCCGTTGTAATATTCTGTCAGTACTGAAAATGCCTTGTTAATGACACTTTCACTCGCATGAGAGGTCACTGTCAGCATAATTATTTCACACTGGCTATTTTGACGAGATACATCCAGACGTAAGATACAAGCTTAATATTATAAACAACCTGGTCGTATGCATTGTTTATTCCGGAGTTTGGGATGATTGATTCCATATTCAGCCCGAGAGATTTTGCAAGTTCATTTACTGTTACTACCGATTGTTCATTGCCGTAATCAAAACTATCGCCAACAAATTTTCGCATTGCAGTACGTAACACAGCACTACGTAAAGAGGGACAGCCATACCAAACCCTGATTCCCAGTGGTGGCATGTTTGAATTAACAAAATCGTATAAGTCGCAGATGGCATCCTCTATATCATATAAAAAATCATCGAACATCAGACGTCGAACACCTACTGGCTGGCGTAAACAATGCAGAATTACTTCAGCGCTCACCGTTCCTCCTTTGCTCATCGAGTCTTCCAGACTGATTCGACGAAAAAATGACTCACCAACTTCACCAGTTTCAGGGTTAAAGAAAATTGCAGCAATAGCCGTAATTGCTGCGGTAGGCTTATCATCCATTGCTTCAATATCAATCATTAAATGTTTCATAGCATTCCCTTAACGTTGAACGGCGGTAAGTTGCACGGCAGTTTTATTTTCTTTAACAGAGCATGATGCAAGTGAGATAAGCCCAGGAATATTATCTTCCGGGGGAATAGTCCCGTTAAAAGCCATCATGGTAATTTCATGCAGTTCACAATAATCATCAAACTCATTATTAAATCTGGCCATTAACGTCATCCCTTCGAGGCACTTAGCCAGCTTTAAATTAAGCTCCATTAACTGGATACCATCGCTATGAATTGAAAATGACTCTTTTTCTATAGCGCTTGCCTGTTCACGGTAGGTTCTTAACAGGCTACGAATAAGCGTGGCGTATTTGATTTTCATGATTATCCTCAAAATTAAGTGAATGACTTGTTAGTGCAAATCTGATTCGCCACTTCTTTTAAATATTTTTCCTAATTTCTTTGATTTTTTCAGCCACTTAATTTTCCAGTCGTAGCGCTCAGGAGGTAAATCTCTTGTCGCCTCATACACCATTTCGCACCACTCGTTCCACAGGATAAGGAAACGCCGGGAACTGCCCGATTCCCCCAAGACTTCGCGTTCAGTTACCAGCGGCAACTGGCGGCGGTCTATCATACGGCGTACGGCGATTTCAGTCTTACCAGTACGCCTTGCAAACTCTTCAAAATTAATGGGTTCTGGAATTTTCCACAGCATTTTCAACTGCGCGTTCGTCATGTGATATCCTCCATCATTGGTGTGTGTTAACAATCAAACACACCACAAATCCAACCAATGTATGAAGATTACTTCACATGTATGAGAATTGCAACATGAGTATGAGTATTGCGGATAAATTAAAAATCATGCGCGAAAGTGAGCGTATTACTAGTCTTCCTGAAGCAGCTAAAATGCTTGGTTTGAATAGAGATGCGTTATGGCGATACGAGACTGGAAAGACCATTCCGAACGTAGAAGTGGTCATGGCTATTCTTAAACACCCCATGTTTGAAAAGTACACCCTTTGGTTTATGGCAGATAAAATCGCCCCTGAATCCGGCCAAATAGCGCCGGCGCTCGCACACTATGGGCAAGAAGAAACAAACTCACAGCAATCAGGCCAAAAAATTGGTTAAACATTCACCTGGCATATTTACGGGCGCATGCATGCCATTCATACGCTAACAACTTAAATTCAATTTTTACAATAAGTAACTACACCGGAGGGCTTCGCAATGGCGATTAAAAAGCTTGATGGTGGTCGTTATGAAGTGGATATCAGACCGCGCGGAATCTCAGGACGCAGAGTCCGGCGTAAATTTGACAAGAAGGCAGATGCGCTAGCCTTTGAACGATATGTTCTTGCTAATTGCCACAATAAAGAGTGGCAGGATAAACCTTCAGACCAAAGGCTGCTTTCTACCATGATCACATTATGGTGGAGCTATCACGGGAAAAATCACAACTATGGCGACTCATACCGTAAGCGGCTGGAGAAAATTGACCGGGAACTGGATTACCCAAGGGTGCATATGCTGACACGCAACCGCCTGATGAGGTACCGGGCAGACAGATTGCAAAGCGGGGTATCTGCTGGAACAGTCAACCGTGATTTCTGTGCCATGTCCAGCATGTTTACTCTGTTGGCAGAAGTTGACGAGTTTCACACGGACAACCCCTTCCAAAGCGTGCGCAAACTGAAGCTTGAGAATACAGAGATGTCCTTTCTTTCCTCAGATGAGGTCACGGCATTGCTGGATGAACTCACAGGGGATGACAGGCGCATTGTTGTACTCTGCCTGAACACCGGTGCCCGCTGGGGTGAAGCCAGGAACCTGAAAGCAGAACATGTGATCAGCAACAAAGTGACATTTGTTAAAACGAAGACCGGACCAGCTCGGACAGTCCCAATTTCCGAGGAAGTGGCCAGCTACATACTGACCTGCAAATCAGGCCGATTATTCGAGACGAACTATACGCGTGTGCGCGACATCCTTCGAAGAGTAAAACCCGACTTACCAAAAGGACAGGCACTGCACGTACTCCGTCATACGTTCGCCACTCATTTCATGATTAACGGCGGCAATATCATCACCCTGCAACGGATCTTGGGACATACCACCATTGAGCAAACAATGACGTATGCCCATTTCGCACCGGATTATCTCACCGATGCTATTCGCTTTAACCCGATGAAAGGGAGTGTCCATATAATGTCCACCAAATAAGGTTTTTTTGGGGTGTTTTAAAGTGGCTTAAATACCATAACCAACTGAAATTTATGCAATTTACACACCCCAAAAATATATAAAAATGCGCCTTCGGGCGCGTTTTTTGTTGACAGGATTAAAACAGTACGAGTACTGTACTTACGTACACAAAGGAAACAGTTATGAAGCTAACCCGGTTTTTCTTCGCATTCTTTTTTATCTTCCCCTGACCGGGAGGCGTTTCGTCATGTGATAAAGAATGCGAAGACGAACAAGAAGGCCTCCCCCACCGGGAGGCCTTTTTTATTGATAACAAAAAAGGCAACACTATGACATCGGAAAACCCATTACTGGCGCTGCGAGATAAAATCAGCGCCTTAGACGAAGAGTTACTGGCCTTACTGGCAAAACGACGCGCGCTGGCGATTGAAGTGGGACAAGCAAAACTACTGTCGCATCGTCCGGTTCGGGATATCGATCGTGAACGCGCGCTGCTGGACAGGCTCATCCATTTCGGTAAAGCCCACCATCTCGACGCACACTACATTACCCGTCTGTTCCAGCTTATCATTGAAGACTCCGTGCTTACTCAGCAGGCGCTGCTGCAACAACATCTGAATAATACTCACCCTCATTCGGCACGTATTGCGTTTCTTGGGCCGAAAGGCTCCTATTCTCATCTCGCGGCGCGCCAGTATGCCGCACGCCATTTTGAGCAATTTATTGAGAGCGGTTGCGCAAAATTCACCGATATTTTTCATCAGGTCGAAACCGGCCAGGCCGATTACGCCGTGGTTCCGATAGAGAACACCAGCTCCGGCGCTATCAACGATGTGTACGACTTATTGCAACACACCAGTCTGTCGATTGTCGGTGAGATGACCGTCACTATCGATCACTGCGTGCTGGTTTCCGGCGCTACGGATCTGAATACCATCGAAACGGTGTACAGCCATCCGCAGCCGTTCCAGCAGTGCAGTAAATTTTTGAGCCGCTATCCGCACTGGAAAATCAACTATACCGAGAGTACGTCGGCCGCGATGGAAAAAGTCGCGCAGGCGAACTCTCCGCGCGTCGCGGCGCTCGGCAGCGAGGCAGGCGGCATGTTGCACGGTTTACAGGTGCTGGAACGCATCGCCGCAAACCAGACGCAGAATATCACCCGCTTTCTGGTACTGGCGCGCAAAGCCATCAACGTTTCCGATCAGGTTCCGGCAAAAACCACTCTGTTAATAGCCACCGGGCAGCAGGCTGGCGCGCTGGTCGAAGCGCTGCTGGTGCTGCGTAACCACAATCTCATCATGACGAAACTGGAGTCGCGCCCCATTCACGGCAATCCGTGGGAAGAGATGTTTTATCTCGATATTCAGGCGAACCTGGAGTCGCAGGTAATGCAAAGCGCGCTAAAAGAGCTGGGCGAGATCACGCGCTCAATGAAAGTGCTTGGCTGCTATCCCAGCGAAAACGTCGTGCCGGTAGAACCTGCCTGACGTTCAATAAAACGGCTTTTCTTCATCCCTGCGACGGCTACCTGCAGGGTGAAGATGGCGCCGGAGAGCGGATAATCCGCCACTTCCTGAGCAGACATATTTTCTCTGGTAGTTGTAATAAACAGCGTTTTCATATCTGCGCCGCCAAAGCAAACCATCGTCGGACAACGTACCGGCAACCGGTACTCTTCCAGCTGCTCTCCTTGCGGTGAGAAACGCGCCACGCGCCAGCCGTCAAACATCGCGCTCCAGTAGCACCCTTCACTATCCATCGCCGCGCCGTCGGGAAGTCCTTCTCCTTCGCCAAAATGGCGAAAAAGTTCACGCTTGCCCGGTTCGCCATGCTTATCAAGTAACGTGCGGTATATCACGCCATTCGGCGTATCGGAGGTATACATCCACTGGTTATCCGGGCTGAACGCCAGGCCGTTGTGTCCCAGGATATCGCACTGGATCACTTTTGCCGTCAGGTCATGATCGATCCGCATCAGCAACGCGCCATTATAGTCACCTGGCGCCCAGAACGTTCCGGCATAAAAACGTCCATCGCCATCAGTGCCGCCATCGTTGAAACGCGCCAGTTTCGTATTAGAGGGATTGTCGCAAACCTTACGCTGCAATAATCCATTTTTATCGGCCAGCCAGATAGCATGACGCATGGCCACAATAAATCCGCCCTGCTCACGCAAGGCAAAACAGCCCACTTCTTCCGGAAACGCCAGCACGCTATGCGTCCCGCTCGCCGGATGGTAACGATGGATCTCCTGTTCCAGGATATCGGTCCAATACAGCGCGCTTTCATCCTCGCTCCATGTGGGGCATTCTGGTAGATGTCCGACATAATCAAATAAAACGTGCGGCGTAGTCATAACGGTTCCTTAAACGAAAAAAGCCAGCAAAGCTGGCTTTTAGTATAGATGTCATCATTATGGTCGGCTGTCATTCGCCTGACGCAATAACACACGGCTTTCATTCTGGAAGCGTCTGGCATAATCGCCAAACCAGTGTTCAACTTTGCGAAAACTGTCGATAAAAGCCTGCTTATCGCCCTGTTCCAGTAACCCGATCGCATCGCCAAAACGTTTATAGTAACGCTTGATAAGCGCCAGATTGCGCTCCGACGACATAATAATGTCCGCATACAGTTGCGGGTCCTGGGCGAACAGACGCCCGACCATCGCCAGCTCCAGTCGATAAATCGGCGATGATAGCGCCAGAAGCTGCTCAAGCTGGACGTTCTCTTCCGCCAGATGCAGCCCATAAGCGAAGGTAGCAAAGTGGCGCAACGCCTGGATAAAAGCCATGTTCTGATCGTGCTCGACAGCGCTAATTCGGTGCAACCGCGCGCCCCACACCTGGATTTGCTCAAGGAACCACTGATACGCTTCCGGTTGACGCCCGTCACACCAGACCACCACCTGCTTCGCCAGGCTCCCGCTGTCCGGACCAAACATCGGATGCAAGCCCAACACGGGGCCATCATGGGCCGCCAACATTGCCTGCAACGGAGCGCTTTTCACCGATGCCAGATCGACCAGAATACAGTCGGACGGCAGGGGCGGCAGTTGCGCTATGACCTGTTCAGTAACATGAATCGGCACGCTGACGATCACCATTCCGGCATCGGCGACAATGTCCCCGGCGCGCGGCCAGTCCTGTTGTTCCAGAATACGGACCTGATAGCCCGACAGCGTGAGCATTTTTTCAAACAGACGCCCCATCTGTCCGCCGCCACCCACAATGACGACCGGACGCAGAGAAGGACAAAGCGTTTTGAACCCCTTATCATTTTCGCTGGAGTAAGATTCACGCATTACCCGGCGCAGGACATCTTCAATGAGATCGGGCGGGACACCGATCGCTTCTGCTTCCGCCCGTCGTGAAGCCAGCATAGAGGCCTCACGCTCCGGCACGTAAATAGGCAGGCCAAAACGGCTTTTCACCTCGCCGACTTTGGCTACCAGTTCCAGGCGCTTAGCCAGTAAATTCAACAACGCTTTATCGACATCATCTATTTGATCGCGTAATGCGGTCAATTCAGCAACCATAACAACCTCTTATGCGACGCGCACCGCCAGCTGGCCGCTCAAATCTTTATGAATTTCACGTAACAGGGCATCGGTCATCTCCCAGCTAATACAAGCATCGGTGACGGAAACGCCATACTTCATTTCGCTGCGCGGCTGTTCGGAAGACTGATTACCCTCATGAATATTACTTTCAATCATTAAGCCAATGATTGAACGATTGCCATCTTTAATCTGCGCAACCACAGATTCGGCAACGGCTGGCTGGCGGCGATAATCTTTATTGGAGTTACCATGACTGCAATCTACCATCAGCGAAGGACGTAGTCCCGCCTGTTCCATCTCTTTTTCACACTGAGCGACATCTGCCGGGCTATAGTTTGGCGCTTTGCCGCCACGCAGAATTACATGGCCATGCGGATTTCCCTGGGTTTGCAATAACGCAACCTGACCGGCCTGGTTAATGCCAACAAAACGATGAGGTTGCGCAGCGGCGCGCATGGCGTTAATCGCTGTCGCCAGGCTGCCATCCGTGCCGTTTTTAAAGCCGACCGGCATAGAAAGACCAGACGCCATTTCGCGGTGGGTTTGCGATTCGGTTGTGCGCGCGCCTATCGCCGACCAGCTAAACAGATCGCCCAGGTATTGCGGGCTGTTCGGATCCAACGCTTCGGTCGCCAATGGCAACCCCATATTCACCAGTTCCACCAGTAGCTGACGCGCTATTTTCAACCCGGCTTCCACATCAAATGAGCCATCCATGTGAGGATCGTTAATCAGCCCTTTCCAGCCGACGGTAGTCCGCGGCTTTTCAAAATAGACGCGCATTACCAGATAGAGGCTATCGCTGACCTCTGCGGCAAGGGCTTTAAATCGACGGGCATATTCCAGAGCGGTTTCAGGATCGTGAATAGAACAAGGACCGCATACCACCAACAGACGCGGATCGCGCCCGGCAATAATGTCAGAAATGATTCCCCGGGACTGCGCTATCTGCGCTTCCTGCGCCAGGCTCAACGGAAAGGCCGCTTTAAGCTGCTCCGGTGTCATTAATACCTGTTCATCGGTGATACGTACGTTATTCAGCGCGTCTTTTTGCATGATGGCGATCCTGTCTTTTCTTGTTTGCGATAGTTGATCCTCCACGAGGATGTTTAAACCATACCACAAAAAGTAAAGATTTCAATCCATATTACGTAAAATAAACTTTACACCACACGCAATCGTCGATTAACCCCCTTCGTTTCGTATCAAAAACTTTACACAACAAGTGAATTATTTTATTCCCAGCCTCAGAAAAACGGTAAAATGAGCGATGCTCGCTATTTTTTGATTATTTTTTCTCCGCACACATATTTTTACTTTCTGATATAGGGTGATTAATACCATTATCACAAGAATTTAATATCAGGGACGCCACTTAAATTATTCATATTATCAATAAGACATAATGACGATATGGCAAAATAATGTTATTTTGCTACAAACAATCACGGATGTATTTTAATGCTTTACGACTGAAGATGGTGGGGACTTGTTAATGCGTTTTTCTCACCGATTTATCCTTCTGTTATCGCTATTATTAGCAAGCTTGCCTCTGTATGCTCAACGCGTCACGGAAGAAGAGAAATCCGTACGCGCTATCGTCTCCGGTATCGTCAGTTATACACACTGGCCGGCGTTATCCGGGCCGCCAAGGCTATGCATATTTTCATCTGCGCGTTTTGTCAGGGTACTTAGCGAAGAGGCTGACTGGGCTTTCCCTTATCAACCGCTTGTCATCCGTACCACACAAGAAGCCCTGAGCGCCCACTGTGATGGTTTTTACTTTGGCAATGAATCGCCAGCTTATCAGGTGGAGTTAACGCGTCATTATCCAGTTAATGCCTTGTTATTAATTGCCGAGCAAAATACCGAATGTATTATTGGCAGCGCATTTTGTCTGATCATTAACAATGATGAAGTCAAATTTTCCGTCAACCTGGACTCCCTCGCGCATAGCGGCGTGAGAGTGAATCCAGAAGTATTAATGCTTGCACGGAATCAAAAGCATGAATAAGGAATTTTCTCTGTCCAGACCAACATTTAAACGCACACTACGGCGGATTAGTATAATCAGCGTGCTGCTTACGATGACATTGATCTGGCTATTAATTTGCGTTGCGTCTGTCCTTACGCTCAAACAGTATGCGCAAAAGAATCTCGATTTGACCGCCGCCACAATGGCCCATAGCCTTGAAGCGGCACTGGTATTTTCCGATAACACGGCCGCAGCGGAAACGCTCGCCACACTGGGACGCCAGGGACAATTTTCAGCGGCGGAGGTCCGCGATAAAAATGGCCGTATTATCGCCTCATGGCGCTATGATGCGCGAGCCGCAGACGATAAGCTCATTGGCTTAATTAGCCACTGGCTTTTTCCATTGCCGGTATCGCAACCCGTCTGGCACAACGGCAGGGCCATCGGCGAAGTACGGCTTGTCGCCCGCGACAGCCTTATTGGTCATTTTATCTGGCTATCGCTGGCAGTGCTGACAGGATGTATTCTGCTGGCATCCGGCATTGCCCTGCTGCTCACGCGTTATTTACACAATGGCGTTGTGGATGCGCTGCAAAATATTACTGAAGTTGTACACGACGTTCGCACTAACCGAAATTTTTCACGCCGGGTACCTGATGAGCGTATTGCGGAATTTCACCTGTTTGCGCAGGATTTCAATAGCCTTCTGGATGAGATGGAAGAATGGCAGCTACGGCTTCAGGCTAAAAATGCCCAGTTACTACGTACCGCGCTGCACGATCCGCTGACGGGGCTTGCCAATCGCGCAGCATTTCGCAGCTGTATTAACGCGCTGATGAAGGACAATTCCGCTCGTAGCAGTTCGGCATTGTTATTTCTGGATGGCGATAACTTTAAATATATTAATGATACCTGGGGACATGCGGCAGGCGACCGCGTACTTATAGAGGTTGCCAAAAGATTAGCGGAATTCGGTGGTAGCCGTTATCAGACTTACCGACTCGGCGGCGATGAATTTGCGATGGTGCTTTACGATGTACATTCGGAATATGAAGTACAACGTATTTGCGCAGCGCTATCCCAGGCGTTTAATCGACCTTTTGAACTGCATAACGGCCAGCGGATAACGATGACCATGAGTATTGGCTTTGCGCTGACATGGGAACATGCCACTGCCGAAAAACTACAAGAACTGGCCGATCGAAATATGTATCAGGCTAAACACCGGCGTGCGGAACGCTCGCTAAACTAAGGAACGGGCCTGGCCGTTTCTGATTCAGCGTTGATACCACTGACCCGGCCTAATCATGTAACCGTCTATGGCGTGGAGCAACCCATAAAAAAGGGGCCAGCGTAATGCCAGCCCCTTCTTTTCTACAAGCTTTCGGATGTTGCGAAAGCGCGTTCTTAGTTAAGACGCTCCTATTAACACCCCACAGCAAACAAGCACCCACCATATAAAACAACTAGTTAAAGTAATTTTTAATGCAATGAATTGCAGTGTTATGCAACCTCTGCCGCCACATTGTCGCCAACATACAGCGATAACGGATTGAGGGTGACAGCTTGTTCAAGGTGGTCAGGAGCAAAGTGTGCATACTTCATTGTTTCTCGAATATTGGCATGCCCGAGAATTTTCTGCAGCACCAGTATATTCCCGCCGTTCATCATAAAATGCGCACCAAAAGTATGACGCAAAACGTGCGTCTTCTGCCCTTCCGTCAATTCAATATTCGTTAGTTTGAGCATCTTTTTAAACTCCTGATAGCAGGGTTTAAACATTCTGCCTTGACGTTCGGACAACTCGTCGTACAGCCATTTAGGGATAGGAACTGTGCGATTCTTCTTACCTTTGGTTTTGGTGAACGTCAGTTTATATGGAGAAAGTTGCGGGCGGGTCAATCTCTCCGCTTCCCCCCATCGAGCGCCGGTTGCAAGGCACACCTTAACAATCATGGTGAGGTCTTCTTTGCCGTATTGCTCGCAGGCTCGAAACAGCTCAGGGAGTTGAGACAAAGTCAGCCATGACATTTCCTTCTCAGCTTCTTTAAAGACACGAATGCCATCAAGCGGATTAGGTAGACTCCATTCCCCTAACCGCTTTAGCTCATTGAAAACAGCTTCTAAATACTGCTGCTCACGGTTAACGGTTATCGGTTTGGCGATCCATTTTGCAGGGTCTTTGTGATATCCATTATCTATTTCGCCACGAAGCCGTTTATCACGATAGTGAGCCCAATCTTTAGCAGTAAGGCGGGATGCGATAGGGTCACCAAGACCATTACATACAATCTGCAATTTAGCCAATCGTGACTTACTTGCAACTAAAGCCTGTCCATGCAGATTATGCCAAAGCTGGATTATCTCACTTAAGCGCCGCCGGTCTTCTTTCTTGCCAAGCCACGGCTTATCCTCACTCTCACTTTTCGTAAATGCTTCGAATGCCTCGGCCTCACCTTTGGTATTGAATTGCCGACGTATACGCCGCCCTTCCCGACCGTTTGGATAAAGCTCACATAGCCATTTACCGTTTTTCTGCTTGCTAACAGTCATAAAGTACCCATGAGCATATAACTAAACCGTCAAATAAAATTGTTCGTCCCATTCTTCCGTAGTAAATAACTCACCAGTATCACGAAGTGTAATTCCATCAACAACCCTATCTATTCTAAACGTTCGATATTGTTTTCTGCTGTGGCAATACCCTTCAATATATAAACCGTCAAATTTTTTAACATCGACCTCTCTATATTTAACCGTGCCGTTAGTGTTCTCATATGTAAAAGCTATCTTTAGCAAATGCTTATGTTTACTCAAATCAACCTGATTTCTAAAAACCACATCCTCGGAGCCATCATGGCTCGCGCTTTCGGTTTTATTATTATCTGAGCAAAACTTTGTAGATGTAGCCGTATTATGTTTTTTAGGATAGAAAAGGACTACCGTACCAACAATAAGCAGTACTACACCTATCTCCTCATAGTCTGAAGATACAATAATCCCACCCGCATACAGAAAATACCAAAGCGCGCATATAGATTTTAAAAACTTTGTTTTAGTGCTTTGTGCCTTAGAGCAAATTCTGATAACGGCGTAGATAGCAAGCGCTATTGAAAGTATGCTGATTAGTACATCCATTATACATGCTTCTCCAAAGTAAAAATTATCACCCCAGAAGGAGTAATGTCAGACAAGTTACATTCAAACTCCGCAAACTTATTCGATAGCCTTGCCTTTCCACCCGGCAACCTGACTACATCAAAAACATCGAGCGCGCCGTCAATGCTAATTAACCAGCGGCCATTGGCAATGTTTGAGGCAGAGCAATCAACAAGCCAAGATGAATTTACCCCTTCAACAAAGACTAAATCCTCAGCGCTTGCCGGAATCATTGAGGGGTCAGGGTGCCAACGTCCAACGTCTTTTAGTTCACCCGATTCAAGGCGGGATTTTTTTATCGTTAAAACGTCCGAAATGCCAGCCTCCTTACTTTCTCGCATGTTTCCCTTTCCGGTCGCTAACCATTCCAGCGATACACCAGTATCAAGTGCGCATGTCACGACCACATCACCGGGAAAGAAATTTCGTCTTACCCAAGTGCTGATAGTGCCAGAGGAGATATCCAACAAATCCCCAAGCTCCTTTTGCATTGTAAAACCATACGCATCAAGGATGCGCCTTAAAACAGGTTTTCCACCACTCGCTAAAATCTCGTCATAAAGAGACTTTCCTTTCAGCGGAGATAAATCTTGCAAATGCAAACTTGAAACTTGACCAGTTAGCAGCCAGTTTAAATCGGCACCAGTATCTAATGAGCACTGAATGATAGCTTTGCCTGGAAAACTATTTCGCTGAACCCAAGTGCTGACGCTGTTTGACGGGACACCAAGCACTTCCGCCAAAGCCCTTTGCGTGCTGACACCATACGCTGAACTTATCCGTTCAATCACATCTTGCGTATTCAAATCTTCATCATTCATTCGTTAATCACCCAAAATCGATTTACATAAACTCATTTTCGATTTAAAGTGGCATTCATCGACCAAGATGCACACCACTGCACTACATTTCAAACAACAGGAGATAATGCGATATGTCAGATGCAAAATCAATCCCGCTGCATGACGCACAAAACTTACAAAATCAAACTGTATTGCTAGACGCTGGTCAGTTCAACGCGCTTGTAACCATGATGCAGCTATCCATGCAAAACATGATTCGTACAGCGATGTTAGACACCATGTCAGTAAAAGACTTCGCCGCCGCCCGTGGCGTTAGCGAGCGTCTGGTCTGGCAATGGATTGATGAGGGCGTCCTTCTCAAAGCTCCCACCAAAGATGTTACCAGCAAAGAAAAAGCCGCTAAGCGTAGCCGCACCCTTATCAACGTCAAAGCATGGCGTGACAAACTGACCCAGCAAGCTATCAATTGCCGTTATATCAACTAACAGTCATCGCTTAACTGAACTTGATTTTGCAAGTTAAAGGGAGTTACAGCATGTTAGATTTTCGTGTTTCGTCACATGCGCACTTTGACGAGGCCTGCAGAAAATTCGCAGCTACTCATAACGTGAAAGAACTAGCGAATAAAGCCGGAATCAAGCCGCATACGCTTTACAACAAACTCAACCCAGAACAGCCGCACCAGTTAACGCCGCGTGAAATCTGGACGCTGACAGACCTGACCGAAGACTCGACCCTCGTCGATGGTTTTCTGGCGCAGATCCATTGCCTGCCATGCGTACCGGTCAACGAGCTGGCAAAAGAGAAACTGCAATCCTACGTCATGCACGCAATGAGTGAACTTGGCGAACTGGCAAGCGGTGCAGTTTCCGGCGACCGCCTCACGACAGCCAAAAAACAAAACATGATTGCTAGCGTAAATGCGGGGATTCGCATGTTGTCATTATCGGCAATGGCGCTGCATGCACGTCTGCAGACTAATCCCGCTATGTCGAGCGTGGTCGATACCATGAGCGGTATTGGCGCATCGTTTGGTCTGATTTGAGGTGCGTATGCTGAAAAGTGAACCGTCATTCGCGTCTCTGCTCGTAAAGCAAAGCCCTGGCATGCACTACGGCCACGGCTGGATCGCAGGTAAGGACGGCAAGCGCTGGCACCCGAACCGCTCACAGGCTGATTTACTGGCTGGCCTCTCTACTCAAAAGCAGGGGGAATCATGGCTATCGAAGCTGTTTCCGCGACTGTTTCGCTAAAGGCGGGTGAACGTCTGGCTGGTCTCAATCATGTGGCTGAATTGCGCGCGAGATATTGGGGCGATAGCTGGAAAGAGGTTGAGCGCTTTGTCGATGATATGCGCGATAAACGTGACTCACAATTTGAAGAAAATAATCGGGCGCTGGCCGCTATTTTCTTTTTGGCAAAAATACCGGCGGCTCGTCATGAGCTCGAATTAAGTGAGCTGACTACTGGCGAGAAAAAGGCGCTTATTACAGCGATGAATCATTTTCGTGCAGTGGTGAGTTTATTTCCCAAACGGCTAACCATGCCGAATTAATCAAAACAGAAATTTAATGGCGTAAACCCGCCGGGCTTCTTATTGCCCGAAATCAGGAGAGTTAATTATGCGTAATACCGAAATCCGTAGTTTTAACACTGATAGTGATGCGCTGGCCGTATTGCTGACCGATGCAAAAAAAGAGGAGCGTAAAGACCGCGCGCTCGCTGTTTCAATCCGTCTTGAGGCGCTGGCTATCCATATCACCAAAGAGGGCATGAGCGGCACCGAAGCTGCCGAACTGCTGCGCCGTGAAGCAACCCGCTTTGAGAATGAATCACAGGAGCTGCACTAATGGCCGACGCAATGGATTTAGCACAACTGCGCGAGCAGGAAGACCGAGAACGCCACATAAGCAACGCGCGCAGCCGTATCGCTGCGCCTTCCCGTTTTCTATGCGAAGAGTGTGACGCACCAATCCCGGAAGCTCGCCGCATTGCGATTCCGGGCGTGGCCTTTTGCGTGACCTGCCAGCAAATCGAAGAACTCAAATCAAAACATTACAGAGGTGTTTAATATGGAACTGAATAAAAGAGAGGCATTTTTCGCGGCGATATTTAACGGTTTTTTATCTCATAAAGACCAGTTTAATGATGCTAATCCTGATGAGGCTATCCGCACATGCTGGGCAATGGCTGACCGTATTATTTACCATTCTGACCGAGTGGAATCACCACGCGAGATTGCTAACAGATGGATTAATAAAAATATCGTTATTGTTGATACCGAAACTACGGGGCTGGACAGAGAAGCCGAAATAATTGAAATATCAATCATCGACTGTACCGGTGCTATTCTGCTTAACACCCTTATTAAACCATCCAAAGATATTCCGGCAGAAGCTACCGAGATTCATGGCATCACTGATGAAATGGTTGAGGATGCGCCAAGCTGGAAAGAAATGTTACCTCAAGTCTTAGAGCTAATATCGCACGGCTGGGTTGCTTATAATGCGAAATTTGACGCGAGAATGTTAGAGCAAGCGTCAGGCTCTCGCGTTGACCCTGATTATTTTGGTGTGCCTGAGTGTGCTATGCAACTCTATGCTGAATATAACGGGGAGTGGGATAAAAAACGCCGCAAATACAAATGGAAGAAACTAACCGACGCCGCTACATCGTTGGATGCGTGGCCGGAAGAAATTGACGAGAATCCGCACCGTGCGCTTTATGATTGCTATCTGACGTTGGGTGTAATCCGTTCTATTGCCGGGGGTAAAAAATGAGCCTCCGCATTGTAATAGGTGACAAATGGGTTATTACCAGCGACCAATATCAATTCATCCTGAATGAAAAGAAAGTCGTTAAGTCCGGTAAAAAAATTGGCGAGGAATGGCTCGACACTATCGGTTATTACCCGAAAATTAATCAGCTTATTTCCGGGCTGATCCATCACCATATTCGGCTGTCATCAATTACCACACTTGATGCAATGGCCGCTGAAATCGAGCGTATCGGAGAAATGTGCGCCTCCTCAATCAAGGCGGCGACATGAGAAAAACACATCAACTCAAAATCCGGCCTGAATTTTTTCAGGCTGTCCTCAATGGAACGAAAAAAGCCGAGTTTCGTCTTTCTGACCGTGATTTTGCTGCAGGGGATTTACTTTGCTTAAACGAGTATGGGCCCTGCGAATATGCCCCGCAAAGGGTCGGTTTTACCGGTGCTTTTGTCTATGTGATAGTGACTCATGTAACTGACCTTAACGAGTGGGCTCCCGGATATGTGATGTTAAGCATACAGCGCATGCAAATGGGGGTACTATGCGGGTAAGCGTTAACTATGCTTACCCGTGGAATGCTCCACGGTCGGCAATAGCCAGCCCATACCTTACCTATGACCAACAGTATCGCCGCGACCGTATGTTCGCGGCTTTGCTGCATGCGAGAAAGGTGCTTTCTCTCCAGCCTGAGTGCGTGCGTTTTGATGTTTATCGAACCGCTGCGGTGCTGGAGCAAAATCAGGGCAGTCAACGAGCCAATGCTTTTTTAATCAGCTTCTGCAAAAAAGCATTGCCGCGTCTTGAACTGGTCGCAAAAAAATACGAGTGCACGGGTATTAATAGCAACGTATCAGCCGCTGTTTTTGATGGTCATTTTGATACCCAGCTTATGCAATATCTGGCGTCACGCATGGTGAATATGGTCGCCAGATATAACCGCCTCCCTGATATGTCGCGCGCCGATATTGACCTGCTGGCCGCTGATATCGCAAATTTCATTCGCGCTGAACTGGCTGACATTGATGACACCGGATTTAGTGAGCTTAAAACGCTGTACACGTGGTACATGCGCGCCGGTATTATTTCCCTGCAATTCAACGTTACCCCACCGCATTGGGAGCGGGTAACAAAGAAATATGTCGGTGAGGATGAAATCGCCCCGGCTATCGCTCGCATGTTTAACGATGTGTGGTGGCGTGGTCGTCTGCGTCGCATTGCGGCTGCATGGCGCGAACATCTGCAAATTACTGTCGGTAACGTCAGTAAGAAAAAGCATGCCTATGCGAGTAAAAACTGCGTGACTGACTGGCGTGAACAAAAGCGCCGCACTCGTGAATTTCTCAAAGGTCTGGATCTCGAAGACGAAGACGGCAACCGTATCAGTCTGATTGAAAAATTTGACGGCTCGGTCGCTAACCCTGCGATACGCCGCTGCGAGCTGATGACCCGCATCCGTGGGTTTGAAAATATCTGCAATGAGCTCGGTTATGTCGGTGAGTTTTATACCCTGACCGCGCCGTCAAAATATCACGCCACAACTAAAGCGGGTTACCGTAACACCAAATGGAAAGGAGCCAGCCCGTCGGACACGCAGAGTTATCTCACCGGCCTTTGGGCGCGCATTCGTGCCAAGTTACATCGGGAAGAAATCCGCATTTTCGGCATCCGTGTTGCCGAACCTCATCACGACGGAACGCCACACTGGCACATGCTTATGTTCATGTTGCCGGAAGATGTCGAGCGCGTGCGCCTCATCATCCGTGATTATGCGTGGGAGGAAGACCGCCACGAACTGAGAAGCGATAAAGCCAAAAAAGCACGCTTTCATGCCGAGGCCATTGACCCGGAAAAAGGCGGCGCTACCGGCTATATTGCTAAATACATTTCGAAAAATATCGACGGCTATGCTCTTGATGGTGAAACCGATGACGAAAGCGGTGAGCTGCTGAAAGATACAGCCCCCGCTGTATCAGCATGGGCGGCGCGCTGGCACATCCGTCAATTCCAGTTTATCGGCGGTGCGCCGGTGACGGTCTACCGTGAATTGCGTCGTCTCGCCGATACCGAGACCGCGCACGGTCTGAGCGTTGAATTTGCCGCCGTCCATGATGCCGCTGACGCCGGTGACTGGGCTGGTTACGTTAATGCGCAGGGTGGCCCGTTTGTCCGTCGCGATGATTTGCAGGTGCGCACGCTGTATGAACCGCGCGCCGAGTTTAATCAGTATGGTGAGGAAACCGTCTGCATTCGTGGCGTATACGATTCCGCTATTGGTTCTGGCACTCCGATTTTGACCCGGCTAACGCAGTGGAAAATTGTGCCGAAGCGTGCCGTTGATTTGGCCGTTGACGTTAAGGGCGCTCCTGCGCCCTCTCGGAGTTCTGTCAATAACTGTACGGTAAGCGAAAGCGATCCACCGACACTGGATTTAACAAAACCGCTGAGTCGGCGTGAAAGACGAGAATTGACGAACCGACTCAGGAAGCCAAAACCAGCAATGCGACGAAAATTCATCCACGGAGCGGATAAGAAAAACGCAGCTATAGCGAAAACTATCGACGAGATACATCTGACTACCGGCATCACAATCAGCCGGGGCGAAGCCCTGCATCTGATGGCCGGTGGTAAAAGTTGTTTTGATGGCAAATGGCTACGCGGAACAGCCAAAGGAGAAATATTCTCAGCAGCACCATCGCATCATGCTAAGGCTAGAAAAATCCTTAATCGTGTTGCTGCGATGGCTGAAGCATCAAAAAAAATACCTGAGTAATTCATATCCATATCATGAACATACAGTAATTGCCCTATTCATTTTTTTCTTCCCATCTTTTACCAATACGTGCTACTGTATGAATACACAGTACACCCTATGGGAGGGATTTCATGGTTGGCGAACATTTCAGCCGAACGCAGCAAAAGTGGGCTTGTGTGCAATTTATTGCCGAGGTATCTCTGATTGCAAACTGCAAGCCATCAGACTTAAAGCTCGCGCTCACTCTCATTGCAGACCTAGCAAACAGCGAAAATAACGAAACCGAAGATGATATTTTTTATAAGGCTGATTAGATTATGAGAATCAATATCACGTTGGATAAAGAACAAAAAATTAGTCAGGCAACATTGGATGCACTTGAAGCTGAGCTGTACCGCAACCTTCAACCTATTTACCCAAAGACTGCTATCCGCATTCGCAAAGGTTCCGCGAATGGCGTTGAGCTAAGCGGTTTGAAACTGGACGAAGATAAAAAACGAGTAATGGAAATCATGCAGCAGGTATGGGAGGACGATAGCTGGCTGCATTGACAAACGCCGCCGGCGCCGAAACTTGCTTCCAGTGCTGGCGGGGTTGAATAACTCGCACCGCGAGGCGTTAGTTCTACCTTTCAAAGTTTCTCGATGTGTTATTGGTTACACACCCGTGATGAATGGGACGTTACCTTATCGGATTTTATAGTGGCGTCTTGAGGACACTAAATAAAATTCATTGAGGGCGATAATATGCATCGACTACCGGGCGAAATTCCGCAGCACAAAACTAAAAGCATAAAACTTATGGCTATCGTTCATCGTCTGCAGACGATAATGGTCAATGAGAACCTGACGCCAGCAGAACTGGTTGGGTGTGCAGAAATAGTCAGGGATAATTACGGCAAGCTGGATAGTATCAGCAGGCCGACACAATACGCACCGCCACCACGTCAACCATAGCAAACGCCGTCAGCGCTGAAACTCGCTTTCAGTGCAGGCGGGGTTGAACAACGAGCTACGCGAGGCGTTAGCCGGTCATAGCGTCGCAAATACTTTAACCGTCTGCTGGTTAAATAATTCGAGGTTTTTGGACATGCATAATCCCCTTTCATCGAAAAAAGACCCGTTTGCCGATTGGGCAAAGAATCTGACTTTAATGGCTTTAAATAACGACCTGAGCTCTCGCGAGGTGGAAAGCTACACCGCAAAAATGGTCGAGCAGGCCAGTAAAGATGAGCTTTCAGTCGTTATCAAACACCTGTTAAATCACATCAGAATGCGCAAATAAGAGGAGCTATATAATATGTTATCTCTCGTTTATGAAAATCCGTGGACGACGGTTTTTCTGCTGATTGTTGCCAGTTGTTGTCTCAACAGTATTATTGGCGCATTGCGCAACAAGTGACCTCTATAAACCTGATTCAAACCGGCACCAAAAATGCCGGTTTTTTATGCAATTTTTCCGCGAATTTCCCGTTTTTTAGCCATGCATGCAACAGGTGCATGGTTTTGCATGCGTCAGGCTTGCCAGTTCTGGCCGTGTGTCGCCAGAGCTGGCGCGGATCCAGAGTGGTCATGCAACTGCATTAAAACCGACCCATAAAGCGGACAGGCGTGGCGGGGAAAGCATTGCGCGCCAGCGGTGGTGCGTAATATTAAAAATTATCGTCTGAGCGCGTCGTGATGGCGCTTTCGTGGTCGCTGTCAGTTCGTTGGTGGTCGGGTGTGGTTGTGCGCGTGTGGCGCGTCTGAGGCGTGATGGTGGCGGGGTATGAAAAAGCCGCCAATACTGGCGGCTTGAGGGGGGATTATTCCGGGTTGTCGAGGGTGTACTCTTTGAACCTGATGACCTCCATGCCGAGCCAGTCGTTTACCTCCCTGAACCTGTCCTGTAGCGGCGATAACTCGTTACGCACAAAGACCTTTGCCACCTTCTCAACGTCACCCATTAAGCCAATATTCTCAGGCTTGCCGCCCATGAGCTGGAACGGTACGCGGTGCGCATCCATCAGGTCGGCAGCGCTGGCTTTCTTGATGTTAAAAAAGTCATCCTTTGTGGCGACTTCGCTCAATGGCACGATTTTTATGCCGTCCGGTTTCCCGTTCGGTGAGTAGAAAAACAGGTTTTTAAAGTTGCCGAGCCCTTTAGAGTTACGCATTGCATCGCGCAGCGATTCGACGTCAGTCGCGCTTTGCGCCGGGTCAGTCACATACATGATGTAACCTGCGTGCGCGCCGTTCTGGTAATACTTGCGGCGGAACAGCGTCGCGGATTCATTCAGCCATGCGGAATTAAGCGCGCTGAGATATTCAGGCAGGCCGTAAATCTCCTGATTAATATCAGGCTCCAGCAGGTGGAACACGGTATCGGGTGCGAACTCATGCGGCTGAGTGAAGTTTTCCACAAACCAGAAAACCGAGTCATCGACCCCGCGCCGGGTGTATTTTGCCGGTGAAGTCAGCAGTTTGATTAACTGTCCGGTGACGCTGTGGCGCTGCTCAAGAAAGGCGTTACCGAATACCAGATAGTCGAGCGTAAAGCGGCTGAAATCCTGACGGGACAGCAGAGGGTGCGGAATGTAGGTGCTCGCGAGCACGTTGCGTTTAACGTAAATCGGTGAGCTGTGATGCACTGCAGAGCGCAGGCTTTTTGCCAGCCCGGAGAAGCTGACCGGCGGCTCGTACCATTTGCCGTTACTGATGCACTCGACGTAATCCAGAATATCGCGCTTATCGAGCACCGGCACCGGCTCACCGAAGGTGAACGCCTCCATTTTTTGCGGTGCACTGGCGGTCATGGCGACTGCTTTGCGTGGCTTGCGCTTGCTCATGCTGCCACCTCGCCCGCTGCAACAGCGAAAGACCAGTCGCAACCAAATAACATGCGATAATCATCGTCGCTGTATTCGTGTTTAATTTCCTCGGGCGCAAAGAGATTGCACCCGCGCTGGCATGCTGCATCCAGTGTGACCGACTGGCGCCAGACGCCATCTGTACAGAATACGCTGTCGCCGGTATTGATTAGCGGTGTCGGTCGATGCCTGCGGAACGTGCCGTTCCACACCCGGAAAGCGTCATAATTATCAGAGGGAGAGGTGAACATCGTCAGGCTGTGGCGTTTATGGCAGGCTATAGCCGCTGCGACTTTTGCCGCTCTTAGCGGGTTATTGAACCATCCGAACTCATCAAGGTAGACATTACCCGCCAGCGCGGCGCAATGGGATTCCTCGCCGACAAGGCTGATGGTCGCACCGCTGTCAAGCTGTACGCTGTAACCGTTGCTCGCCAGACGGACACCGACGCGTGTTGAAAGGTTATTCATGTACATCAGCGCCACGCGCGCATACTCAACTGTATGAGCAAACCAGATTTGATTATCGCCCGTTGTCAGCGCATCGAGCAGTGCCTCACGACTAAATAGCAGCGTTGCGCCAATCTGGCGCGATTTAGTAATGCTACGGTCGATATTGAGTTTTCCGACCCGCAACCATGTTGCCTGATAGTCAAAACTGTCATTGTGCAGAATATCGGCCATTGCCTGAATCTGGCTTTGTGAGAAAGCGTTATTTTTCATTGGTTAATCTCCAGAATGGATTTAGGCTGCATGCCGCTACCGGCAGAAAGCGGTTCGTTTAACAGAGCGTGCATGGTGGCCCATGCGATATCAGCGTGACTGGCTTCCTCGGTGCGGCTGGCCTCATAGGTGGCGCTGCGCCCGCTGCTGGTCATGGTTTTGCGGATGGACATAAACGACTGTGTGACATCAGTTGCACCGGCGTCGTACTCCAGACAGCCACGGCGAATCGTGTCTTTCGCCTTGAGCACCATTGCGGTTTTCATTTCTGGCGTGTAACGGATACCGCGAGCCGCCGGGTAGAATGAGCGCACCAACTGGAATACGCCGAGACCGAGGCCGGTCGCGTCAATGCCGATGTATTCGACGTTGTATTTCTCAGTGAGCCTGCGGATGCCTTCTGCCTGCGCGGCAAAGTCCATGCCTTTCCACTGGTGACGCTCCAGCATGCGAAACTTGCCACCCGAAACCACCGGCGGCGCGAGTACGACACATCCGGCACTGTCGCCGGTGTGGGACGGGTCGTAGCCAATCCAGACCGGGCGCGAGCCGAACGGGTGGTCGGCGAACGGGGCGAAGTCCTCCCATGTTTCCATCACGTCGACCATGCAGCGCTGCAGCTCCTCGAACGGGAATACCGATGCCTTATCGTCGACAAACTCGCACATAAACAGGTTATTAAAGTCCTCATCACTGTTTTCGCGTCTGAGCTGGTCGAGGTCGAACAGGGTGCAGCCACCGGCAAGGGCGTCCTCAATAGTGACAATCTGCCGCCACTGTCCGTCAGCGCAAAGAAGCCCACCGGCGAGCGCGCTGTGACTGATGTCGATTTCGATGCGGTCAGCGGCACTGGCGCGCCCCTTGTTGAACAGCTCGCCAGACCAGAAGGGGTAAGCGCCGTGCGCCAGCGTGGAAGGTGTCGAAAAGTAAGTTGAGCGCAGATGCTTTTGCGAGGCCATGCCCGATGCGACTTTGCGCAGCTTCTGAAAATTCGGGATCCAGAATATTTCATCGACATACAGGTCGCCGTTATGGCTCTGCGCGGTGTTGGAATTGGTGCCGAGAAAAATCAGCTTTGCGCCGTTGTTGCCGATGACAATCGGGTCGCCAGTCAGGTCGACGTCAACCAGTCGCGCAAACTGGATGATGTATTCGCGGAACACGTAAGCCTGCGTTTTACTGGCTGATAAAAATATCTGATTGTGGCCGGTCTTGAGCGCACGTAGCAGCGCCTCACGCGCAAAGTAGAATGTCGCGCCAATCTGGCGGGATTTGAGAATGTTGCGAATACGGTGCGCCAGTCCTGCCCGGTACCACTGCAACTGGTATTCGAAAGACTGGTCGAAGAAAATTTCTTCCAGCTTTGCGACAGCCTCATCGCTGAAAAAGTTCTTTTTCGGCCTCTTACGCTCCCCCTTGTTACGGTTGGCAACGTTGGGGTTAAGGTCGGCCTCGTTGCCGGTCTGGCTGTAGCGGTTGACGCGCGCCAGTCGCTCAATCTGCCGCCCGAGCAGGTCAATCTCTTTGAAGTCGCCGCCTGACTTTTGCGGCTTGGCGATGAGCTGAATCAGCCTGGCCTCAAGGCTGCTTTCGACACGGGAAATCGGCGCGATGCCGTCCCAGCCGTCGCGCTGTTTCCAGCTCTGCACGGTCGGGCGCTTGACCTGCAGCATTTCGGCAATCTGTGGCACGGAAAAGCCCTGCCAGTAAAGCAGCGATGCCTGTCGTCGCGGGTCATGCAATAAGGTTGTATCGGTGGAAATGGTCATTGATGCCTCGCCGTAGTGGATTCAGTGCAAGGCTACTTAATGGCCGTCAGTGATTCGCTAATGTGCTGTTGTGTGGGAGGTTATCCAGTCGTCATTGGTGGTCTGGCGCGTCCTGAGACTGGAAACTGGCGTTGACCCGTAACCCCAACCTCAGGACTCCTGACAATGGCAAAAAAAGTCTCAAAATTCTTTCGTATCGGCGTCGAGGGTGATACCTGCGACGGGCGCATTATCAGCGCCAGCGATATTCAGGAAATGGCCGAAACCTATGACCCGCGCGTCTACGGTTGCCGTATCAACCTTGAACACATTCGCGGCCTTTTGCCCGACGGCATGTTTAAACGTTATGGCGATGTGGTTGAGCTGAAAGCCGAAAAGATTGACGACGATTCTGCGCTGAATGGCAAATGGGCGTTGTTCGCCAGAATCACCCCGACCGATGACCTTATCGCGATGAATAAAGCCGCGCAGAAGGTCTATACCTCTATGGAAATTCAGCCGAATTTTGGTAACAGCGGCAAATGCTATCTTGTCGGCCTTGCGGTCACTGATGACCCTGCGAGCCTCGGTACTGAATACCTCGAATTCTGCCGCAAGGCGAAGCACAACCCGCTACAGCGCTTTAAGGCCAGTCCTGAAAATGTCTTTTCAGTCGCCACGCTGGCCGAACTGGAATTTGAAGACGTTCCCGACACGGTGCTCAACAGCCTGGCCGACAAGGTGAAAGCCATTTTCAGCCGTAAACAGGTCAGCGACGATGCGCGCCTGAATGATGTGCATGAGGCGGTGACCACCGTCAGCGAACATGTGCAGACCAGCCTCACTGCGCAGGATAAGCGTCTTTCCGATATGGAAACCGCGCTAGCCACCTTTAAACAGGAGCTGACCGGCAAGGTTGAAGAAACCAGCCAGGCATTTTCCGCCCTGAAAACCACCCTCGACAAAACCGAAAGTTTCAGCCAGCCACGACGCACGAAAGCCAGCGGCGGTGGTGGCGATGAGCTGCTGACCGACTGCTGATAAGTCGCAGACCAGAAACCGGGCGGTAACGCCGCCCGAAGTAGTGACTAACCGATTAATTCAAACAGGAAAGACTATGCGCCCGGAAACCCGTTTTAAGTTCAATGCCTATCTGACCCGCGTCGCTGAACTGAACAACATCAGTACTGATGACGTCAGCAAAAAATTTACCGTCGAACCGTCGGTCACACAGACGCTGATGAACACCGTGCAGGCGTCATCCGCGTTTCTGAAAACGATTAACATTCTGCCGGTCGCAGAAATGAAGGGTGAGAAAATCGGCGTCGGTGTGACCGGTACTATCGCCAGTACGACCGACACCTCGGGCGATGATGAGCGTAAGACCGCGGATTTCACCGCGCTTGAGTCCAACAAGTACGAGTGCGACCAGATTAATTTTGACTTCCACCTGAAATATAAAACCCTCGACCTGTGGGCGCGCTTTCAGGACTTCCAGCGCCGCATCCGCGACGCCATTGTCAAGCGTCAGGCGCTCGATTTCATCATGGCCGGTTTTAACGGTACCACCCGCGCCGCCACCTCTGACCGCACCAAAAATCCGATGCTGCAGGATGTGGCCGTCGGCTGGCTGCAGAAATACCGCAATGAAGCCCCGACGCGTGTGATGAGCAATATCACCGATGCTGACGGTAAGGTCGTTTCGGCAGTGATTCGCGTCGGTCGAAACGGCGACTATGAGAACCTCGACGCGCTGGTGATGGATGCGACCAACAACCTGATTGACGAGGTTTATCAGGATGACCCGAAACTCGTTGCCATCGTTGGTCGTAAGCTGCTGGCCGACAAATATTTCCCGCTGGTGAACAAGCCGCAGGAAAACAGCGAGGCGCTTGCGGCAGATATCATCATCAGCCAGAAGCGAATCGGCAACCTGCCTGCTGTGCGTGTACCGTACTTCCCGGCGAATGCCGTGTTAGTGACCACGCTGGAAAACCTCTCTATCTATTTCATGGATGAGAGCCACCGCCGCAGCATTGATGAAAACCCGAAAAAAGACCGCGTGGAAAACTATGAGTCGATGAATATCGACTATGTGGTCGAGGCGTATGCTGCCGGGTGCCTGCTGGAAAATATCACCTTGGGCGATTTCACCGCACCTGCAGCACCGGAAAGCGGAGCCTAAACCATGACGAGCCCCGCACAGCGTCACATGATGCGGGTCTCGGCCTCTCAAGCCGCGCAGCGGGAGCAAGCCCCGCTGCGCAATGCAACCGCCTATGAGCAGATGCTGGTTAAGCTGGCCGATGACCGCCGCACGTTAAAAAACATCCGTTCAAACGAACGTAAAGCTGAGAAAAAGCGCGAACTGCTGCCGTTCTATGCGCCGTGGGTCGCCGGTGTGCTGGCTGATGGTCGTGGTGCGCAGGATGACATTGTTATGACCGTCATGCTGTGGCGTCTCGATGCCGGTGATATCGCTGGCGCGCTGGAAATTGCCCCCTACGCGCTGAAATACGGCCTCACCTCTGACCATCGCCGCACAACACCTTACATGCTGGTTGAGGAAGTGGCGCTTGCTGCTCAGCGCCTGCGCGATGCCGGTGATTCTGTCGACCTTTCCTGGCTGCAGACCACTATCGACCTGACCGACGGCGCTGACGTCCCCGATATGGTGCGCGCCCGTCTGCATAAGGTGACAGGCCTGACCCTGCGTGATGCCGGTATGAATGCAGAGGCGCTGGCGCAGTTTCAGCGCGCGATGCAGCTCGACCGCAATGCCGGTGTGCGCAAGGAGATTGAGCGACTGGAACGGGCATTGAAGCCAAAGCCAGAGGCCGCACCCCGTAAAACGACTAAACCGCGCACGCGCAAACCTGCCGCCAGACCGGCAGCAAAGCGCGGGCGTCCACCAAAGGCGGTAAAAACCGCCGGTTAACTGAACGCTCCCCGAGCCGGGCGGCACGCCGGTCAAAGCGGGTTTTGACCCTGACGGCGACCGGCGTCCACCGCCCAACCTGATGAGGTTGTCATGACGACAGTGATTCTGAACCAGCCCGACGAACCGCAGGACGTACCGGGCGTGGTGATTCCCGTACCGGAGACGGGCGACGCAGTAATTAAAAACACGTTCTTTTTCCCTGATGTGGATCCGAAGCGCGTGCGCGAGCTGATGCGGCTTGAGCAGACGGTTTCCGATGCGCGCCTGCGCCATGCCATCAGAACCGGCATGGCGGAAACCAATGCGGAGCTTTACGACTACCGGCTGCGCCAGACTGCCGCCGGGTTTAAGCATCTGGCCGACGTGCCTGCTGAGGAAATCGACGGCGAGAATGTGCGTATTTTCCACTATCTGAGCGCCGTAACGGCGATGGCAACCGCCACCCTGTATGAGCGCTATCGCGGTGTTGAAGCCACCGGCAAGGGTGACAAAAAAGCCGACAGTGTGGAAACCACCATTGATGACCTGTGGCGGGATATGCGCTGGTCGGTCGCGCGTCTGCAGGACAAACCGCGCTGCATAGTGGGCCAGCTCTGATGAAGGTCAGGTCGATGCAGGGCGACACCCTCGATGCGATTTGCGCCCGGTATTACGGGCGCACTGAGGGCGTTGTTGAAACGGTACTGCAGGCTAATCCCGGCCTGTCTGAGCTGGGCGTCATTCTGCCGCATGGCACGGCAATTGAGCTGCCGGATGTGCCGTCTTCACCCGTAACTGAAACTATCAATCTTTGGGAGTAAACCATGACAGAAGGGGAAAAAGGCGTCCTGTCACTGTTTGTGATTGGCGTGATGATTGTTGTCGGAAAAGTGCTGGCAGGTGGTGAGCCCATCACCCCGCGCCTGTTTGTCGGGCGCATGCTGCTCGGCGGTTTTGTCTCAATGGTCGCCGGTGTTGTTCTGGTGCAGTTTCCTGATATGTCACTGCCCGCCGTGTGCGGTATTGGATCCATGCTCGGTATTGCCGGTTATCAGGTGGTGGAAATCGCCATTCAGCGCCGCTTTAAGTCACAGAAGGGGGAAGGCGATGCCGGTCATTAATACTCACCAGAATATCGCCGCCTTTCTGGACATGCTGGCGTATTCCGAAGGAACGGCGAACCATCCGCTGACGAAAAACCGTGGCTACGACGTCATTGTTACCGGCCTTGATGGCAGGCCAGAGATTTTCACCGATTACAGCGACCACCCTTTCGCACATGGCCGACCACCGAAAGTGTTTAATCGCCGTGGCGAGAAATCCACGGCATCGGGACGTTACCAGCAGCTTTATATGTTCTGGCCGCACTATAAAAAACAGCTCGCATTGCCTGATTTCAGCCCACTGTCGCAGGACAAGCTCGCGATCCAGTTAATCCGGGAGCGCGGTGCTATTGACGATATCCGGGCGGGGCGTATTGAGCGTGCTGTTTCCCGTTGCCGGAATATCTGGGCGTCATTGCCGGGCGCCGGTTACGGCCAGCGCGAGCACAGTCTCGAAAAGCTGGTCACTGTCTGGTGCACGGCTGGCGGGGTGATGGCATGAAAGCACTGATAACTCTGCTTGTGCTTGCCGTGCTTGGCCTTTTCTGGTTGCGCCACGAAAACGGCAATCTGCGCACGTCATTTGAAAAGGCTAACCGGGTCGCCAGTAAGCAGAAAACGACAATTGGCATGCTGACAAATCAGCTCAGTGTTGCAGGCCAGCTTGCCAGACGTAATGAATCCGCGCAGGTGGCACTGCGCGAACAACTCGCAAAGGCAGGCGCAGAAGCGAACCGCCGCGAGCAGACGATAACGAGGTTACTTGATGAAAATGAAGCCTTTCGCCGCTGGTATAACGCTCCTCTCCCTGATGCTGTGCGCAGGCTGCACATCCGCCCCGCCTGCGCCAGCGCCGGTGATTGTGGTCAACGGATGCCCGAGGGTGAGCCTTTGCCCGATGCCGGGAAGTGATCCGAAAACCAATGGCGACCTGAGCGCCGATATCCGCCGTCTTGAGGGCGCGCTGACCGCCTGCGCGCTGCAGGTCAAAACCGTCAAACACTGTCAGGATGAGCTCGATGCAGAAGCACAAAAGCCTGCGCAAGGCGTTGATTAACGCCGTGCCGCAGCTCAGAAATAACCCCGATATGCTGCGTCTTTTTGCTGATAACGGGCATACGGATTCCCGACTGGAGAGCTCGCTGTCGTTTGAAAAGGTGTACGTGCTTAACGTGGTGGTGACTGACTTTACCGGCGACCTCGATTTGATATTTGTGCCGGTGCAGGCATGGCTGCGTGAGCATCAGCCGGACATTATGACCACCGACGACGGGCGGGAGAAAGGATTCACATGGATGATTGATATCAATAACGACGATTCGCTCGATATCAGTATCAGCCTGAGACTCACCGAGCGCACGCTCGTCAAAGAGGTCGACGGCGCACTGCATGTCAGATATGCCCCTGAGCCACCGCTGCCTGAGCCAGTGACGCGCCCGGTTGAGCTGTACGTTAACGGCGAGCTGGTGAGTAAGTGGGATGAGTGAGTTAACCGCGCTGCAGGAACGTCTCGCCGGTCTGATTGCCAGCCTGTCACCGGCGGCGCGTCGGCAAATGGCGGCTGACATTGCAAAAAAACTGCGCGCCAGTCAGCAGCAGCGCATCAGGCGACAGCAGGCACCCGACGGCACCCCGTATGCCGCCCGAAAGCGCCAGTCGGTGCGAAGCAAGAAAGGCCGTATCAGGCGCGAAATGTTCGCCAGACTGCGCACTAACCGCTTTATGAAAGCCAAAGGCAGCGACAGTGCGGCGGTGGTGGAATTTACCGGCAGGGTACAGCGCATGGCGCGGGTGCATCAGTATGGCCTCAAAGACCGGCCAAATCGTCACAGCCGGGATGTGCAGTACGCGGCGCGCCCGTTGCTCGGTTTCACCCGCGACGATGAGCAGATGATTGAAGACATCATTATCAGGCATCTCGGTAAATAAATATTGTGTGAACCACCACCGGAGCCGCGCGAATTGGCGCGACTCCAGACCAGAGGCATCCTTGCACTATGAATACGTTATCCACAATACAGGAGCTCGCGCGCGCGATTCGTAACCTCATCCGCTCAGGTGTGGTGACTGAGGTCGATACCGCGCAGGGGCTGTGCCGCGTACAAAGCGGCGGGATCCAGACTGCATGGCTGAACTGGCTGACCACCCGCGCCGGTCGTTCGCGGACATGGTGGGCTCCCTCGGTCGGTGAGCAGGTGCTGCTGCTGGCAATTGGTGGCGAGCTTGATACTGCTTTCGTGCTGCCGGGGATTTTCTCCGACGATAACCCTGCCCCGTCAGCCTCGGAGGATGCGTGGCATGTGGTGTTCCCCGACGGCGCTGTTATGGAGTATGAGCCGGAAACCGGTGCGCTGACGGTCAGCGGCATCAAGACTGCCGATGTGACGGCATCGGAGTCCATTACCGCCACCGTGCCGGTGGTACTGGTAAAAGCGGCAGAACGTATCACCCTCGACACCCCGGAGGTGGTATGCACCAACAAACTGACGACGGCGACGCTTGAAGTGCAGAAAGGCGGCACCATGCGGGGAAACATCGAACATACCGGTGGCACGTTGAAATCAAACGGCGTGCAGGTCGATAACCACGGTCACGGCGGCGTACAACGGGGCGGGAACTGGACGGAGGGCACAAAATGACAGCGCGTTATCTGGGGATGAACCGCAATACCGGCATAGGTATCAGTGACAGTGAGCATATCAGCCAGAGCATGCGCGACATTCTGCTGACGCCGGTCGGCTCGCGGGTAATGCGTCGTGAATATGGCTCGCTCCTGTCTGCGCTGATTGACATGCCGCAAAACCCGGCGCTCAGGCTGCAAATCATGGTGGCGTGCTATTCCGCGATCCAGAAATGGGAGCCACGCATCAGGCTTACCTCCATCAACTTTGAGCGCGGCGACGCAGGCGAAATGTATGTCGATATTACCGGGATGCGTACCGATACCGGTGCGTCAGTTTCAACCACTGTTTCACTGAGTTAAACCACTATGGCAACTGTTGACCTGAGTCTGCTACCTGTTCCTGATGTGGTCGAGGAACTGGACTATGAAACTATCCTTGCGGAGCGCATTGCAACGCTGATTTCGCTCTATCCGGAAGACCAGCAGGAAGCCGTCGCCCGGACGCTCGCACTTGAGTCTGAGCCAATTGTTAAATTGCTGCAGGAAAACGCCTACCGTGAGGTTATCTGGCGCCAGCGTGTCAATGAAGCTGCACGCGCAGTGATGCTGGCTTATGCCATAGACAGTGACCTCGATAATATCGGGGCGAATTTCAGTGTTGAGCGTCTTGTTGTCACGCCTGCTGATGACACCACCATTCCCCCCACCCCGGCAGAAATGGAACTCGACGCCGATTATCGTCTGCGTATACAGCAGGCTTTTGAGGGGCTGAGCGTGGCGGGGTCTGTCGGGTCGTACCAGTATCATGGTCGTAGTGCTGACGGGCGCGTCGGCGATATTTCAGTTATCAGCCCGTCGCCAGCCTGTGTGACGATTTCCGTGTTGTCTCGTGAAAACAACGGCGTCGCATCTGAGGAACTACTTGCAATTGTGCGCAATGCCCTGAACGCAGAAGATGTCAGGCCGGTCGCTGACCGGGTGACGGTACAGTCAGCCGAAATTGTTAACTACCAGATTAACGCCACGCTTTATCTTTATCCCGGCCCGGAAAGTGAACCCATCAGGGCGGCGGCTGAGGAAAAGCTGAAAGCCTATATCAGCGCCCAGCACCGCCTCGGGCGCGATATCCGTAAATCAGCGATTTATGCCGCCCTGCATGTTGAGGGTGTTCAGCGGGTGGAACTGGCAGCACCGGTCGCGGATATTGTTCTCGATAACACACAGGCGTCCTTTTGTACTGACTACAGCCTTGTAATCGGGGGCTCTGATGAATGACTCACGATTGCTGCCGGCAGGCTCATCGCCACTGGAGGTTGCCGCCGCAAGGGCGTGTGCCGAGATTGAAAGGACGCCGGTCAAAATTCGCGCGCTGTGGGATCCTGACACCTGCCCGGAAAATTTGCTGCCGTGGCTGGCGTGGGCGTTTTCTGTCGACCGGTGGGATGAGAACTGGCCGGAGGGAACAAAACGTGCCGTTATCCGTGATGCATATTTCATTCACTGCCACAAGGGGACTATCGGCGCAATCCGCCGGGTAGTGGAGCCACTCGGCTATGTCATCAATGTAACGGAATGGTGGGAAAGCGGCGACCCGCCAGGCACATTCCGGCTTGATATCGGAGTGCTTGAAAGTGGCATTACCGAAGAAATGTATTTCGAAATGGAACGACTGATTGCGGATGCAAAACCAGCCAGTCGTCATCTGACTGGCCTGAATATTGTCCAGGACATTCCCGGTTATTTGTATACCGGCGGCGTGTCCTGCGATGGCGATATTATTACGGTTTACCCGGGATAAGTGAGGAATAATGAGCACGAAATTTAAAACCGTTATCACCACTGCCGGAGCCGCTAAGCTTGCTGCGGCCACCATGCCGGGCGGTAAGAAAATAAATCTTAACGTTATGGCTGTTGGTGACGGCGGCGGAAAGCTGCCGGATCCTGATGTCGGTCAGACACAGCTTGTTAATGAGGTCTGGCGTCACACTCTGAATAAAATCAGCCAGGACAACCGGTACAGTAATTACATTGTGGCCGAGCTGGTTATTCCGCCGGAGGTGGGCGGCTTCTGGATGCGTGAGCTTGGCCTTTACGACGATGAAGGGACGCTGATTGCTGTTGCCAATATGGCCGAAAGCTACAAGCCAGAACTGGCTGAGGGCTCAGGGCGTGCGCAGACATGCCGCATGGTCATTATTGTCAGCAGTGTCGAGTCTGTGGCGCTGTCCATTGACTCAACGATGGTGATGGCGACGCAGGATTATGTCGACGACAGGCTCGCCGAACATGAAAAATCCCGTCGTCATCCTGATGCCACTCTTAAAGAAAAAGGGTTTACTCAGCTCAGTAACGCGACAGACAGCGAGTCTGAAACGCTCGCAGCGACGCCGAAAGCTGTCAAGACAGCGTATGACCTTGCTAATGCGAAATATACAGCTCAGGACGCCACCACAACGCGTAAAGGCATTGTGCAACTCAGCAATGCCACTGACAGTGTGTCTGAGACGCTTGCCGCGACACCGAAAGCGGTCAAGGTGGCATATGACCTTGCTAACGCGAAATATACAGCTCAGGACGCCACTACAGCGCGTAAAGGGATTATCCAGCTCAGCAATGCCACTGACAGCACGTCTGAGACGCTGGCCGCAACGCCGAAAGCGGTTAAAGCGGCTATGGATAATGCGAACGGGCGGCTGGCGAAAAACAGTAATGGCGGCGACATTCCTGACAAGGATTTGTTTGTGCGTCGTATCGGTGCCGCGCGAGCGTTTGATGGCGCGGTGACTATCGGCGGTGATGCTAATCCGTGGACGACGGCGGAATTTATCGTCTGGCTGGAGTCTCAGGGCGCATTTAATCACCCGTACTGGATGTGTAAAGGGTCATGGGATTATGCCGGTAACAAAGTCATCACAGATACAGGGTGCGGTAATATCTGTCTCGCTGGCGCAGTGATTGAGGTGATGGGAACCCGTGGTGCAATGACGATACGAGTAACCACACCCACCACCACAACAGGAGGCGGTGTACCCAGCGCACAATTCACTTATATCAATCACGGCGAAGGTTACGCCCCGGGCTGGCGACGAGAGTTTAGCCGTACTGGCGACGAGATGACCGGCAACCTCTGTCTTAAAAATGATGGCCGCATGAATTTCTGCATTATGAATGAAGACGGAACGCCCCGTATGTGGCTCTTCAAGGATAAAGGCGGAGATGGTATTCATATCAACAATGGTAATGATGGCGGCGGGGATTACGTTTTCCACAAAGACGGCAGTTTTTATGCACCATTAGCTGTCCGTGCAGGTGGTAGCAAAAAGCTTGCTGTTCGGTCCGATAATAATTCGGCACTGAGTGCTCACTTTAATTTATGGGGCGACGCAAACAGGCCAACAGTGATTGAACTGGACGACGATCAGGGATGGCATTTATACAGCCAGCGAAATCATGATGGTTCAATTCGTTTTATGGTCAATGGTGAGATTTTCACTACCGGTTCTATTCATGCAGGTGCCAATACTATCTCCACTGATGGAAATATTTACGGTTCGCAATGGGGCGGCTGGCTGAATGACTGGATTAATAATAATTTTGTAAGAGCGGTCAGGCTTGGGCCTGTAGCTCTTTCTGGCGGTCTGTGGCGTGATTATCAGCTTGGCGGCGGACAGGTGGTGACGGGGTTCCATACTGACGGTAGCTGGGAAATGGAAGGTGGAGATGACAAGGTCTATTACCGTCCCATCCAGTATCTTGTTGGCGGAACATGGGTAACAGCGCCGAGTGTATAAGAAGGAGTAATTATGAAAGTGGCAAAAAATAAAAAGAGCGAACAGTTTTTAAATATTAAAAATTTCATCCCTTATACACCGGAACCAGAAGAGGCACTATTCCCCGGTGCGGCGCATCTTAAATCAGAGGATGGTCAGGACTGGTATAGGTGCCAGAAATTATTTTCAGAAGACACACTGAAAATTACCTACGACGATAATGACGTCATTACATGTATCACGCGCGATATTTCTGGTTTGTGGCCTGCGGGCCAGAGCGTTGCAGAGTTGCCTGATACGGATGAAAACCGTCGAGCTGATATTTCAGGCGGCTGGCAGTTTAAAGGCGGTAAAGTCGTTCAACGGGTTTATTCGCCGGAAGAGCTGCGTAAAAAGGCGGAGGCTGAAAAAGTTCGCCGCCTTTCTGAAGCTGAATCAGCCATTGCACCACTGGCACGGGCAGTAAAACTAAAAATTGCCACAGATGAGGAGATTAAACGGCTGGAAGCATGGGAACTCTACAGCGTAATGGTAAACAGGGTGGATACATCTGCGCCTGACTGGCCGGATATACCACGCTAAATATTCAGGTGGGTTTATTACCCGCCTTTTCTTTTTCCTGTCGTTGTGCCATCAACCTGACAGCCGGTACAAATAGCCCCCTCTTGTGTACTGACCTGAAAATATACTCACCCCTTAACCACGGAGTTAACCGGATGAGTGATTTTCACCACGGCACGCAGGTCATCGAAATTAATGACGGTACGCGTGTTATTTCCACAGTAGCGACTGCGGTCGTCGGCATGGTTTGTACAGCCAGCGATGCAGATGCCACGCTATTTCCCCTCAATGAACCGGTACTGATTACCAATGTGCAAAGCGCCATTGCGAAAGCCGGTAAAAAAGGCACGCTGGCTGCATCACTGCAGGCCATCGCAGACCAGTCAAAACCCGTCACTGTTGTTGTACGTGTTGAGGATGGAACCGGCGATGACGAGGAAGCTGCGCTCGCACAGACTGTTTCCAACATTATCGGAGGTACGGATGAGAACGGTAAATACACCGGTATCAAGGCTCTCCTGACTGCTCAGGCCGTCACCGGCGTCAAGCCGCGTATTCTTGGGGTGCCGGGGCTGGATACTAAAGAGGTCGCGGTCGCGCTTGCGTCGGCTGCCATTAAGTTACGTGCATTTGCTTACGTCAGCGCGTGGGGATGTAAGACTATTTCCGAAGCGATGGAATATCGTAAAAATTTCAGCCAGCGCGAGCTGATGGTTATCTGGCCTGATTTCCTCGCGTGGGACACCGTCAAAAATACCACCGCAACGGCTTACGCCACTGCGCGTGCACTCGGCCTGCGTGCTTACATCGACCAGACTGTCGGCTGGCACAAAACCCTGTCTAACGTTGGTGTACAGGGCGTTACCGGCATCAGCGCCTCAGTGTTCTGGGATTTGCAGGCATCCGGCACCGATGCTGACCTGCTCAACGAGGCCGGGGTTACAACGCTGGTACGCAAGGACGGTTTCCGCTTCTGGGGTAACCGCACCTGCTCGGATGACCCGCTTTTTCTGTTTGAGAACTACACCCGCACCGCGCAGGTACTGGCCGACACGATGGCCGAGGCGCACATGTGGGCGGTCGACAAGCCCATTACCGCCACGCTCATTCGTGACATTGTTGACGGCATTAACGCCAAATTCCGCGAGCTGAAATCAAACGGCTACATCGTGGAGGGTAAATGCTGGTTCGATGAGGAATCGAACGACAAGGAAACCCTCAAGGCCGGGAAACTGTATATCGACTACGACTATACACCGGTTCCGCCACTGGAAAGCCTGACCCTGCGCCAGCGTATCACCGATAAATATCTGGTGAATCTGGCCGAATCGGTCAACAGCTAAGGAGCCTGAAACAACATGGCACTACCCCGTAAACTCAAATACCTGAATATGTTCAACGATGGCCTCAGCTACATGGGCGTTGTTGAATCCGTGACGCTGCCGAAACTGACCCGCAAGCTCGAAAACTATCGCGGCGGCGGTATGAATGGCGCGGCAGCGATTGACCTCGGCCTCGACGATGATGCGCTCACCGTCGAATGGTCTGTCGGTGGCCTGCCTGATGTGGCGCTGTGGGCGCAGTACGCCGACCCGGGTGCTGATGCTGTGCCACTGCGTTTTGCTGGTTCTTACCAGCGCGACGACACCGGCGAAATCGTGGCGGTCGAGGTGGTCATGCGTGGCCGTCATAAAGAAATCGACGGCGGCGAGAATAAGCAGGGTGAAAACACCTCGACCAAACTGTCGACTGTCTGCACCTACTACCGCCTCACGATTGATGGCAGCGACGTCATCGAAATCGACACCGTCAACATGGTCGAAAAGGTGAACGGCGTCGACCGTCTGGAGCAGCACCGCCGCGCAATCGGGCTGTAATTCCCTGACCGGTCAGCACTGCTGGCCGGTTATTAACCCCATTCAGAACAGAGAAAAACATCATGGCAAAAGCACCACGTAAAACCGCTGAATTTATTGATACGGCTGGCAATGAAACTGACACCGTAAACCCGAACGTCGTGACCCTGGACAAACCGATTAAGCGCGCCGGTCAGACGATTGATAAAGTCACCCTGATTGAGCCGAACGCCGGTACCCTGCGCGGCGTCAGTCTGGCGGCGGTGGCGCAGTCCGAAGTCGATGCCCTGATTAAGGTACTGCCCCGCATGACCTACCCCGCGCTCACCGCGCAGGAGCTTACCGCGATGAACCTGCCCGATATGTTGTCGCTGGCCGCTAAGGTGATTGGTTTTTTGTCACCGGCTTCGGCGGAATAGACTTCCCGCCAGACCTGTCGACTGATGACCTGATGGCGGATATTGCAGTGATATTCCACTGGCCGCCATCAGAACTCTGTTCCCTGAGCCTGACCGAGCTCATCACATGGCGCGAAAAGGCGCTGCAGCGTAGCGGAAACCACAATGAGTAATAACCTGAGGCTTGAGGTATTGCTGAAAGCGGTCGACCAGGCGACCCGACCGCTTAAATCTATCCAGACCGCGAGTAAAACCCTGTCGGGTGATATTCGCAACACACAAAAGGGTCTGCGCGACCTGAACGGTCAGGCGTCGAAAATCGACGGCTTTCGTAAGGCAAGCGCGCAACTGGCCGTGACTGGTCAGGCGCTTGACAAGGCAAAGCGCGAAGCCGGTGAGCTGGCTGTGCAGTTTAAAAACACCACCAGTCCGACCCGCGCGCAGGCGCAGGCGCTCGAAGCGGCAAAACGTGCCGCCTCTGAGCTGCAGACGAAATATAACAGCCTGAGAACATCGGTACAGCGCCAGCGCTCCGAGCTGATGCAGGCCGGTATCAATACCCGCACCCTGTCTGCTGATGAGCGTCGGCTCAAAACCTCCATCAGCGAAACGACGGCGCAGCTTAATCGACAACGCGAGGCACTGGCGCGCGTCAGTGTGCAGCAGGCGAAATTAAGCCGGGTGAAAGAACGATATAAATCAGGTAAAGAGCTTGCCGGTAACATGGCCGCAGCAGGCGCTGCCGGGGTAGGTATTGCGACGGCGGGAACGATGGCCGGGGTCAAATTACTAATGCCCGGTTATGACTTTGCACAGAAAAATTCCGAGCTGCAGGCTGTGCTCGGGGTTGATAAACAGTCGCCAGAAATGCAGGCGCTACGCAAACAGGCTCGCCAGCTCGGCGACAATACTGCAGCCTCTGCAGATGACGCAGCGAGCGCGCAAATCATCATTGCGAAAAGCGGCGGTGACGCTGCTGCCATTCAGGCGGCGACGCCAGTCACGCTGAATATGGCGCTGTCAAACCGGCGATCAATGGAGGAAAACGCTGCGCTGCTGACCGGGATGAAATCAGCGTTTCAACTTTCAAACGACAAGATTGCTCACATTGGCGACGTTCTCTCGATGACGATGAACAAAACCGCCGCCGATTTTGACGGACTGAGCGACGCGCTGACCTATGCCGCGCCAGTGGCGAAAAATGCCGGGGTGAGCATCGAGCAAACCGCCGCAATGGTCGGTGCACTGCACGACGCCAAAATCACCGGGTCAATGGCGGGTACGGGTAGCCGCGCCATTCTCAGCCGCCTGCAGGCTCCCACCGGAAAAGCGTTTGAGGCCATTAAGGAACTCGGCGTCAAAACGTCAGACAGCAAGGGGAACACGCGCCCGATATTCTCCATCCTGAAAGAAATGCAGCGCAGCTTTGAGAAAAACAACCTCGGGACAAGCCAGCGCGGCGAGTACATGAAAACCATTTTCGGCGAGGAGGCTAGCTCGGCGGCGGCGGTACTGATGGAAGCAGCCTCAAGCGGCAAACTTGACCGGCTCACCGCAGCGTTTAAAGCCTCGGACGGTAAAACCGAGGAACTGGTTAAGGTTATGCAGGATAACCTCGGCGGCGACTTTAAAGAGTTCCAGTCGGCTTATGAGGCTGTAGGTACCGACCTTTTTGACCAGCAAGAGAGTTCGCTGCGTAAGCTCACCCAAACCGCCACACAATACGTGTTAAAGCTCGACGGCTGGATCCAGAAAAACAAAGGTCTGGCGACAACTATCGGCATTATTGCCGGGGGCGCACTTGCTCTGATTGGCATCATCGGCGGTATTGGTCTCGTTGCATGGCCGGTTGTCATGGGGATTAATGCCATTATCGCCGCGGCTGGCGTGCTGGGTACGGCCTTTACCGTCGCCGGTAGTGCCATTGTGACAGCGCTCGGTGCGATTACCTGGCCGATAGTGGCCGTCGGTGCGGCGATTGTGGCCGGGGCTCTACTCATCCGAAAATATTGGGAGCCCATCAGCGCATTTTTCTCGGGGGTGGTTGAGGGCATCATGAGCGCCTTTGCACCGGTCGGGGAAATGTTCGCTCCATTGGCACCAATCTTTGACGGGCTCGGTGAGAAGCTGCGCGGAGTCTGGCAATGGTTTAAAGACCTGATTGCACCGGTCAAGGCCACGCAGGAGACGCTCGATAGCTGCAAGAATGTCGGCGTCATATTTGGTCAGGCACTGGCCTCTGCCTTGATGGCTCCGCTCAATGTTTTTAACAAGCTGCGCAGCGGTGTCGACTGGCTTCTCGAAAAACTCGGCATCATCAACAAAGAATCGGACAGCCTCGACCAGACTGCCGCTAAAACCAACGCCGCCACGCAGGGTAATTCCTACATCCCGGCAACCAGCACATATGGCGGCTATCAGGCTTACCAGCCAGTTACCGCACCGGCGGGACGCTCTTACATTGACCAGAGTAAAAGCGAATACAACATCACTCTGCCGGGAGGTGTTGCGCCGGGGCATCAGCTTGACCGCCAGTTACGCGACACGCTAGAACAGATTGAACGCGATAAACGTGCGCGCCAGCGTGCCAGTATGACCCACGATTTCTGAGGAAGGATAAAACGATGATGCTTGCGCTGGGAATGTTTGTTTTTGAACTCCGTACTCTGCCTTATCAGTCAATGCAGCATTCGAAAGATTACCGCTGGGCGTCTAATGACCGGGTCGGTAAACCGCCTGCATATCAGTTTCTCGGCGAGGGGGAAACCTCAATACAGCTTGCCGGTACGCTTTACCCTGCCATTACCGGCGGACATATATCCCTGCTGGCTGTGGAACTGATGGCCGATGAGGGCAGGGCGTGGCCGCTGATTGAGGGGACCGGCAAAATCCTCGGGATGTATATCATCGATAAGGTGTCGACCACGCACGCCGAGTTTTTCAGCGATGGCGCGGCAAGAAAGATTGATTTCACGCTTTCGCTAAAACGGGTCGATGAATCACTGACGGCAATGTTTGGCGACCTGAATAAACAGGCGAGCGAGCTTCTCGGCTCTGCCGGTAATCTGACCGATAAGCTGCAGGGTGCGCCCGGAGGGCTGACCACATGATTACGGGCATGACCATTGACGCCGGTGCCAGTCTTGCACCGGCATTTATGCTAACGCTGAACAGCCAGGACATTACCAGCAATTTTAGTGACCGGCTGATTTCTCTCACCATGACCGACAACCGGGGGTTTGAGGCTGACCAGCTCGACATTGAGCTCGACGACACCGACGGCAAAGTCGAGTTACCCCTGCGCGGGGCGGTGCTGACGCTGTGGCTTGGGTGGCAGGGTTCCGCGCTTCTGAATAAGGGCGATTTCACGGTCGATGAGATTGAGCACCGGGGTGCGCCTGATACCCTGACCATCCGGGCGCGTAGTGCAGACTTTCGCGGAACGCTCAATTCACGGCGTGAAGAATCATGGCACGACACCACCCTCGGTGAGTTAGTCAGTACCATCGCAAAGCGCAATAAACTGACGGCCAGCGTCGCGGATTCACTGAAAAAAGTCCCGGTACCGCATATCGACCAGTCACAGGAGTCTGACGCCGTATTTCTGACCCGGCTGGCTGACCGCAACGGGGCGACAGTATCAGTCAAGGCGGGGAAACTGCTGTTTCTGAAAGCCGGTAGTGCGATGACAGCCAGCGGTAAACCCGTCCCGCAAATGACCCTGACCCGCAGCGATGGCGACCGTCATCAGTTTGCCATTGCCGACCGTGGAGCTTATACCGGAGTAACGGCAAAATGGTTGCACACCAAAGACCCGAAGCCGCAAAAGCAAAAAGTGACGCTGAAACGTAAGCCAAAAGAGAAGCACCTGCGCGCACTGGAGCACCCGAAAGCAAAGCCGGTCAGCAAAAAGACAAAGGCCAAAAAAGAACCGGAAGCGCGCGAGGGTGAGTATATGGCTGGTGAGGCCGATAACGTGCTGGCGCTGACGACGGTCTACGCTTCTAAGGCGCAGGCGATGCGCGCCGCTCAGGCTAAGTGGGATAAGCTGCAGCGAGGCGTTGCGGAGTTTTCAATTACGCTGGCGCTTGGCAGGGCTGATTTATTCCCTGAGACACCTGTGCGCGTGTCGGGCTTTAAGCGCGTCATAGACGAGCAGTCATGGTTAATCAGTAAGGTGACTCACAGCCTGAATAATAGTGGCTTCACGACGGGCTTAGAGCTTGAGGTTAAGCTCACTGATGTGGAGTACAGCTCAGAAGAAAGCAAAAGCTAA